ATTAAATAATTAAATAATTAAATAATTAAATAATTAAATAATTAAATAATTAAATAATAAAAAAATAAAATTTATTATAATAAGAATAAATTATGTTGTAATGAATAATTATATTATTATAAATGATATAAGACAAAATTTCAATAATATAACTTTTTCAAATTATCAAAAATCAAAGACGAAGGAAGAATTAATAAAATGTATATATAATAATAAATTAGAAAATGCTATATATTGGTCGGCTGAATTAATTTGTTCAGGATTTTATTTAGAATTATGGGATATAATAATCATATATTTTTCAAAATTTATACATAGGAGTAATAATAAGATATGTATATATTTGAATATGCGATATGAAAATTTTTTAAATATATTAAATAATGGATATAGTAATGACATATTAGAATTAAGAAATAATAATGAAATAAGAAATTTGTTTTGTGAGATTATATATATATTGTGCAATACAATGAAAAGTAATGAAATTCGATGTATTAAATTAAACAAAACGGATGATTTTGAATTGTCAAATATACATTCAAAATTTAATGCACCAACTATAGACTATGCAGAAAGTATATATAAAAATGAAGACCCAAAAGAATTATTTATACCAATAAATGAATTAATATATAATTTAGAAAAAAAAAATATAATTGACGTTTTATATTGGTTAGAATGGATATATGAATATGAAAATATATTAAATAAAAAAAAAAAAAAATGTTTAGCTTCGCAACGTGATTATGCTCCTGAAAATAATAAAAATGATATAATATGGATAATATGGGATATAATATATTATTATGTAAACAATAAAATACCAAATAAAAGTGAAAAAAAAATAAAAAAAAAAATAGTAGATGGTAGTTTTGAATTGTTTATAATAAAATATGTACCGTCTTCTAAAAAAAAAAGAAAACCATTATTATATTATATATTTAATTTATTATTAGATGATATAAGTAATATACAATATCAACATATATTATCAAAAGATGGAAATATAGAAAATGTATTATCAAATTTAAATTTAATATATAAAGAAATTAAAAAAAATGAAATATGTGACAATTCTTCAAATTCATTAAATTATAATAATAAAAATAATAATAATAATAATAATAATAATAGTAATAGTAATTTAAATAAATCTATAGAAAAATTTAATTTGATTAACAAAATAAATTTAAATAAAAATTTATAATACGTAAATAATTAAAATAATATTGTTTAATAACATAATTACAATATTATTTTAATTATTTTTAATATTTAGTATTTATAAATGAATAGTGATTCAAAACTAAATTTGTCTAAATTATTTACAGTTGATAAAAAAAGTACACAACATAAATCCAATATTATTTCTAAAAATAAATCCAATATTATTTCTAAAAATAAATCTAATATTATTTCTAAAAATAAATCTAATATTATTTTAGAAAAATCTAAAACTAGTTTAGACAATCCTCAATATTCTAATAATAATAATTCATTATTAAATACTAATATCAACCCTATTTCGTCAATTGAATCAAATAATTCAAATAATTCTGATAATTTAAATAAATTATCTATCATAAAAGATAATTATAATATATTCAATCCTAGTAAAATAATATTATTAATAATGATATTTATATTGCTATTATCTATTTTAGGATTTAATTTATTTGGATATATTGGTGAAAAAATTGATTTTTTTAATCAAAATTTAAATCCATTAAATAATATAATTGATAAATATATATTTAATACATCTAAAGCTATAATAAATAATAGTTCAAAAGGAAGTGAAATTGTTATAGACAAATCAAAAAAACAAATTAATAAAATAAAAGAAAAAACACAAATAAAAAAAAACAAAAAAAAAAAAGATACAGTAGAGGCATCTGATACTGATTCTAATAATTTTTGTTATATTGGTAAACATAAAGGTATAAGATATTGTGAAAAAATGGGTGAAAATAATAAACAATGTGTTTCTAATAGTATTTATCCTTCAATGGATCAATGTATTAACAACAATTTGAAATAAATAAAATATATTATTATTTTAAGTAAATATATGGAAAAAAAAAATATCACTTACACTCAATTAAGATTTTTAAGTATTTTATTTATATTTATAATTGGATTAATATACGTTTCATCTAACGATATTCAAAATGAAAATTTTGAAAATAATTATAAATGTTATAGTTTATTATTTTTAAAAAATAACGAAATATTTTTGTATAATTATAATTATGATTTATCGTACAATAATCCTAATAAATTCGATTCTATGAATCACTATCTTTTTTATATAAGAAAAATTAATAAAGTAAATAATATGAAATGTCCAATATTAGAATTGGTAAACATGAAGGATATCAGTAATAACCCAAAGGTCGCTATTATTAATAATTATATTGATAATAATTATGATATTTTTTATAAAAACCAAGATAAAACAAATGATATTGATAAAAATAAACATATAGAATCTAATATATTTGAATACAAACAAACCAATGATGGTTACTATAAAAATATATACAACAAAAATATGTTTCCCAGTTTTGACAAACATAATCAAAGTGTTGGCGAAGAGACTTCTTTAGACAAAATTTATGTTAGTGATTCAAATATAAGCGCAAATCCAATGGATACAAATTGGGGCGGACATAATTATTCACATAAACTAATAAAAGATAATTATTATAAAGATCGCTACATAATAAGTAACAATAATAATAATAATAAGTAAATAATATATTATTTTTATTTTAAAATATATATTATTATGGTTATATTATTATGGTTATATTATTATGGTTATATTTATCTATGTTTAAAAAGTAACCCTAATGTTGGTGGACAGCATGCTTTTTTGCCTAGACCGTTAATTATTAAACATTCTTCTTGTTGACTATATGGCTTATCGCCACAACCGAATTTGTGTAATACCGCATTATTTACATATCTAGTCAAATGCGAACCATACCTGTGTCTAACGTTTGTTCTAGAATTTAATCCTGCCATACTTCCAAATGCTCTCGCATCGGGAACAGCTACTTTTGCTCCAGCACCAAATAAACTTGATTTCATTTTTTTTATAATATAATATAATAAAAAAAAAAATTGTAATTTTTATTTAAAAAATTAATTAATATATTAATTAATGAATAATAATAATATTGATTCTTCGTCTGATGATGAAATATATAATGAATATGATAGTAATGTTGATTTAGATCAATGTAATAAATATCATGGTGTAGAAAAAACAGATGATATGTTATATAATCCATATAATCCGCTAAACAAAGAAATAAATGTTTCTGATATACAAAATATATTATCCAAATACGAAATCAATATTAAACCTTTTAATATTGAAATTTATAAAAGGGCGTTTGTTCATAAATCATATACTAAAAGACCAAAAATTGATAATAGTAATAGTAATATTACATTAGTTGATAAACCAGCTAACTGTTTATCATTAAAAACAAAATCAAATGAAAGATTGGAATTTGTTGGTGATGGTGTTTTAGAATGTGTTATTAAATTTTATTTATACAAAAGATTTCCTAAAAACGATGAAGGATTTATGACAGAAAAAAAAATTGCTTTGGTTAAAAATGAACACATTGGTAAATTATCATTAGATTTAGGTCTTCAAAATTATTTTGTTATTTCCAAAAATGCTGAAGAAAAAAATATTAGAAACAATCTGAAAAAATTAGGTTGTTTGTTTGAAGCTTTTATAGGTGCCTTATTTTTAGATTTTAACAAAATAGAAATTAACGATGAATATAATTGGTTTAATAATGTATTTGTTAGTGGACCTGGATTACAAGTAGCCCAATTATTTATTGAAAGAGTTATTGAAAAACATGTTGATTGGACTGAATTGATTAATAATAATGACAATTACAAAAATAGATTACAAGTTATAATTCAAAAAGAATTTAAAATTACACCAGATTATATTGAACTTAAAAATAATAAATCAAATGAAGATAATATGTACTGTATGGGGGTATATATTTGTTTTAACAAAAAAATATACGATTATAATATTGAAGAATCTAAAAATTTTGATGAATTTAATTCTTTTGAAAAAATACATGATTACCTAAATAATAACAATGAATTGTTAATATTTTTATCTAAATCTGAACACAAAATTAAAAAAAAAGCAGAACAACTTGCATGTAAAATAGCTATTGATAAAATAGAAAAATTATAATAATTTAAGTAATCAAAATATTATAAATGATTATAATATAATCATTTCCTGCAATAATTATTACCAAATACAAATTTAATCAAATCCCAATCTTTAAAATGATCTTTTCTTTGTTTTGAATAATAGTTATATACACCAGTTAATAAAATAATAAAAGTAATACCATATATAATTGGTAAAGCTTTTAATGCTAAAATTAAATTATTGTCGTATTTAATATTTTTTTGTTTTAATATATATTCAATTTGATCAGTTGATTTAAAAATATGTTTAATATCAAACTCGCTATAAGATCCATATAGTGTTTTTAACATTATTTGAATAAATACTAATAAAACAGATAGTAATAAAAATATAGCTAAATATTTTCCTTCGGATTTCGTAGACATTATGAATATTATATAAATAATAAAACTATATAACAAAGAATTTTTCAAATAAGCAAATTTGTCTATATTATTATTATTATTATTATTATTATTATTATTATTATTATTATTATTATTATTATTATTATTATTATTATTATTATTATTATTATTATTATTATTATTGTTTTCAAATTTTTCAACTATGATAGAATCAATAGTATACCAATTCAATATAAATGTAAATATATAAATAGATAAAAATATTAAAACATGTTTAAACATTATATTATTATTAATATATCTTTGTAAACCACAATTGAGAATATCACCACAAGATCCGCTTAATAAAACAAAATACAAAAAGAACAAGCCTAAAGATAGAGTATTTAAAAATTCAATCATAATTATATATATATATAGTAAAAATAGTAAAAATAATAAAATTATAAAAAATTGAAAATTTTAATAATTTTTATATAAAAATATAATAATTATTAGAATAATGTCATATATATTAGTAATAGTAGAATCGCCAGCAAAATGTAAAAAAATAGAGAAAATGTTAGGAAGTAATTATAGGGTTATGGGTAGTTACGGGCATATACGACAATTAAATAATTTAAATCAAATAAATAATGATTATGAATGTAATTATGATACAATTGATTCAAAAAAAAAAGTTATAAATGATATTAAAAAAGCTATAAAAGATTCAACAGAAGTGGTATTAGCAACAGATGACGATAGAGAGGGAGAAGCAATAGCATGGCATATAGCAGATGTGTTTAATTTAAATATTAATACAACGAAAAGAATAATTTTTCACGAAATAACAGAAAAGGCAATAAAAGAGGCGATTGAAAATCCAAAAATAATAAATATGAATTTAGTTAATGCTCAAAAATGTAGACAAATTTTAGATTTATTGGTAGGATTTAAAATAACCCCTCTTCTTTGGAAAAATATAACAAGTAATAAAAAAAATTCATTAAGTGCGGGTAGATGTCAAACGCCAGCATTAAGATTAATATATGATAACTATAAAGAAATAGAAAACAATCCAGGAAAATTATGTTATAATATATTAGGTTATTTTACATCAAATTGTATAAGATTTGAATTAAATAAAGATTTGTACAAAAAGGAAGAAGTATTAGATTTTTTAGAAAAATCAAAAATTCACAAACATATATTAAAAAAAGATGAAATTAAAGAAGTAATAAAAACCCCACCACAACCGTATACAACATCATTATTACAGCAATCAGCAAATAACAAACACAATTTTTCTCCAAAAGAAACGATGAGTTTAGCTCAAAAATTATATGAATTAGGATATATAACTTATATGAGAACAGATAGTATGTTTTATAGTGAAGAATTTATAGAAAGTACTATAAATTATATAGAGAGAACATATAATAAAAAATATGTACAAAAAAATATAGAAAAACAAAAAGAAGATAATAAAACAAAAAATAAAAAAGATAAAAATAAAAAACCAGATACAAGTCAGGAAGCACATGAGGCTATTAGACCTACAAATATAAATGTTAAAGAATTAGAAGAAAATGAAAATATAAATAAAAAACATATAAAATTGTACACATTAATTTGGACAAATAGTTTACAAAGTTTAATGGCGGATGCGGTATTTAATCGCATGAATATAACAATAACTGCACCTATAAATTATTATTATAAATATAGTACAGAAATAATTAAATTTATAGGTTATTTAATAGTAGAAGATTATGAGAAAAGTAAAGAATATTTAACAAATAAAGCTAATTATAGTTATTTTGAATCATATATAGATAACAAAGAAATTGATTATAAAAAAATAATATGCGAAGAAACATTAAAAGAATTAGGGTCACATATTAATGAATGTAAATTAGTTAAATTATTAGAGCAAAGAGGAATTGGACGACCTTCAACATTTTCAACATTAATTGACAAAATTCAAGAGAGAAAATATGTAAATAAAGAAAATGTACAAGGTATAAAAAAAGAAATAGAAATTTATACATTGACAAATGATAATATAGACATTAAAAGAGAAGAGAAACAATTTAAAAATGAAAAAAATAAGTTAGTTATAACACAATTAGGAATATTTGTAATTGAATTTTTGATAAAATATTTTGATACATTATTTGATTATAATTATACAAATAATATGGAGAAAAAATTAGATGATATAGCAAAAAATAATGAAGCCTATAAAAATTTATGTAATGAATGTAATATATTTATAGAAGAATTAATAAAAAATAATGAATTATCTAATACAAATAGTAAAAAAACTACAAATATACAAATAGACGATAATTATACTTATTGTATTGGTAAAAATGGACCGGTTATTAAATATAAAAAAGAAGATGATACGTTGGGGTTTTATAGTGTAAAATCCGATATCAATATAGATAAATTAAAAAATAACGAGTACAAATTAGAAGATTTAATAGAAACTAATGACAAATTATTAGGGTTGTACAATAATAAAGAAGTTTATTTAAAAAAAGGAAATTATGGATATTATTTAGAAAATGGTGATATAAAAAAATCTTTGAATTATGTAAAAATTAATATACCACAAAAGAATATAACATTAGAAGATGCAATTCAAATATTAGACGAAACAAGTAACAGTTCAAATAAATTAATTCGTAGAATAAATAATGATTTAAGTATAAGAACAGGTAAATATGGTGATTATATATTTTACAAAACAGAGAAGATGAAGAAACCACAATTTTTAAAATTGACAAATTGTGAAAATGATTACAAAACATGTGATATTAAATTATTAAAAAATTATATAATAGAAAATCATAAAATAGTAGTAAAATAAATTTATCATTACTGAAATGTATTTAAAAAAAATAATAATTAATATAGTATGTATGTGTTTTGTTATAACCATATTGTTATCCATATGTATAAAGCCTTCTAATATAAACTTGAATCAGCTTTATCATCAAAATCAAATTAAATATGTACCACTTAAAGAGTTTACAAAACCCCTCCGATTTATTCCAGAGGATCTCGCAAATATAAAACGTATTTCATTACAGCCTACACTACCATTAAATTATAACCATAATACTGATAATTTGATTGGTAATCAACCTTGGCGTTTTCAAGGACGAAAAACAATAGTATTGGACTTGGACGAGACACTCTTTAATGTAGACAATGTTAAAAGCTGGTACGGTGACGACCAGATAACGCTATTCGACGGGTTAGTTAATTCTCCTATGCGTCCATTTCACAGACCTTTTATCCAAGCTTGTAAAAAACAATTTGAGGTAGTTGTTTGGACTCGCTGTGACCACGAGTATGCTATAAAAAAGTGTAAATGGCTGGGTCTAAATGATGTTCCCATGATAACTGGATGGGGAGACTGCGATGAATCGGGAGCAAAACCACTTTACAAACTTAACCGGAAAGATTCGCAGATTTTATTGATAGATGATGACAATGTTCATCTTTCGGCAAATCCTAGATCGCAAATTATCATACCCCCTTGGAATGGTGATGTTAATGATTACGAACTAGAGAGTCTCATTCCCATAATCAATAAGATTGCGAAAGAACCTAATGTGCAATATTCGCTAGATATTTGTCTGGCACAGTCATATATTTATGAAAAAGACCCTCTATAAAATACAGAAGAGACCCGATGCATAAATAAATAATATATTTCTAAAAAATAACAACTTTTAGAATAAAAACAATAAAATATTTGTACAAATAAGAGTGGCCAGAGGGAGCATGTGTATTGTACAAACGTTTAATAATATATTCATAAAAAATTTTATAAAGATTTAAATTAAAAAGTATATTTTAAAATAAATATAGTAATAATAATTTTATAATTTTTTTATAAATTTATTATTAAATATGTGTACAAATAAGAGAGTGCAAGTGTATTGTACAAACTATTAATAATATGTTTATATTTTTTATTAATATATTATTAAATATGTGTACACCTATTGGTTATTTATAATATTTAGACAGATAGAATAAAAGTTTTATCTATTTTTTCTTATTGTTTTTCTTTTTCTTTTTCTTTTTCTTTTTATTATACTTAAATTCTTTGTTGTTTTTCTAGTTCTTCTCCTGATTTGTGTTTTCCGTTTGTAAGTTTTTTTCCTTCCACCACCAATGTGTACATCACGGTTCTTTAGACTAAATTTAAGCAAATTAATCTTATTTTGTAGACGACTTTTAACTATATTTATTATATATGTCTGCATAGATGGTGTAAGTTTACGTCCTTCTAATGCTAGTATTTCAAGATTTTCACTAATATTAAATTTTCTAATAATATCATATAAAACATTAGTGTCACATGTTGGCGAAAGTCTATTTATATCGCTAATTGCCATTTTATATGTATATATATCATCCTGTATAGTTCGATCAAATGGCGCGTGCGATGGGACGTCTCGGGCTCTGGACATGGCGCGCGCGAATTCCGCCTCTAGCGCTTCATCTAGTAGTAATTGTAGTTGCTCGTCATCTAGTAGTGATTGTTGTTGCGTATTATACGGCTGAACTAGTGGTGGTGGTGTAATTTGCGACCCAGTTTGAATATAATCACGTGGTGTATTAGGGATGCCGATAGACATACGGTCTGCTAATTCGGATAAAGTACGTTGTGTTCCAGAACTTGGTTTTCGTTTACCAACACGTAAATACATATAATAATACACTATTTTATAAAACAAATTAATAAAAAAACTTTTTATTAAATAATGATTATTTACCCAAATTATGAATTAATAAAAGGTTTTCTAACATCATATTTTTTGATTTGATTAGATATTTGATTTATTTCTAATGTAAAAGTAATATTATAATTTTTAAAATCAACAGGTATATCGTTATCATATTTAAATTCAAATTTAAGTTTTTCTAAAGTAGTAATTGGTGGTTGAAAAAAACTTATATTTGAATAATTAGATTCAAAATTGTGAAAATTTTGATTATATTCATTTTTAATAATAGGTATTTTAATAAAAACAGAATTTACTAAACCAACATTAGAATTATTATTAGTATAATTTATGTAAGGTAATATAGAATCTGCTTTATTGTATTTATCAATTGACATAACAATATTCCTATTATTGTCAATATCTACAAAATTATCAGACTCAGTTACGGATTTATCATTAACAATATTAACAATTTTAGGCTCGCTATAATCAAATACATTATTCACTTTTTCATATTTATCAAAACCTAAAATATAACCCAATCCCCATTTAGAATGTTGTTCATATACACATTTAAAATGTGTAATACAAGAAGAATATGAAATATCATGAAAAGATAAGCTACAATCCACGTCAGATGATAAATTAAATTTATTAGTAGTTTTATTATAAATTATATCAAAACTAGGTATATCTTCTTCAATAATAAGATTTTTAATTTTAGTTTCTAATGTATCAATAGTGTAATATCCATCGGATATTTGAATAGTTTTATTTCCATTCAATATTAATTTATTATTTTGTAATTCTTCAGATATATTGTACAAATTTGAAGGAATTTGAATATTTAATAGCCTAATAGACTCTATATTTTTGTAACTTTGAGGCATATTAATTTCAAAGCAATTTGCATTGGGATATTTTTGAATATTTCTATCATCAGAATTGACATAAAGAATTTTAGAATCTAAAATAAAGTTTTGATTTCTTGAAATTATGGTATTATATGACATATTTATAAAATAATATAATATAATATATTATATCATTAAATTAAATATGGCTACTCCTATTAATCCAGTACCTGGTAATATTCGAGATAATATTCGAGATGACAAAGACAATTTTAAAGGGTTGTTTGCTTTAGGGTTGACAGATAATATACAATTGAATATGATAGTAATATTTTCAATCGGTATATTTGGGTTATTAATCAAACATTTATTTGCGCCAAGTAAAGACAGGTATGGACATATAGGACCTGCTAATACAAATATAGGCGGATATACATTATTATTGATATCATATGTAATAATTTTTTGTTTATTCTTTGGAATAGATAACACTATAGGAAATTTACATGCTATAAATGCTAATGCTAAAACTAATACACAAAATTTACATAGTATTTTGGGATTATTACAATCTAATAGACAATTTACTACATTGTTAATGCCAATTATAATAGTATGTATATTAATAATATATATAATATTTATAAATTTCAAATATTTTGAAAAAATCAATAAAATAGGCGGAACACCACCTATATATATGACATATGAATTTATATCTTCGTTATTATTTGTAATAACAACAGTAGTTATCTACAAATATGCATGGGAATATATATTTAGAAAAGACAGAAAGGTATCTATGATAAAATGGGTTGCTATTTTATTATCAACTTTTAATTCATTTATACTTCTAATATTACATATAATATTAGAGTTTTACACACTAGGATCAAATGAATATATAGCACAAAATACTTAAAAAAATAATATATTTTTCATAACATTGTTTTTTTTGGAAAGATAAATTTAAACGTTATACCGTAACTAGAATTAGATTCCCAAACTCCAGAAATTTTTAAAACGATATTTTCTAATATATTAGAATAATTATCTATATAATTATTGATAAATATATTTTGAATAGAATTATCAGAAGAATTATAAATATTGTTATTGTTATTGTTATTGTTATTGTTATTGTTATTGTTATTGTTATTGTTATTGTTATTGTTATTGTTATTGTTATGGTTATTATTAGAATATACAGAATAATTTTCAATTTGATTATATTTAATACAATTGGTATTTAATAAATCATTGAGTTTATATGTAGGTTTTTTATTAATATTAATAAATTTATCTAATAATGATTTTTCAAGTGATTTTATTTTATTAATAAGTATATGATTGTCTTTATAATTAATATCAATATTGTTATTTTTAAAATTGATAGAACTATTTTTAAAATGAAAATCAATAAAAATTCCATTTAATGAAAATATTTTATTAGAATATATAATTTTGTAATATTTACTATTAGGAATAATACTATTGTTAATTGGATCTGAAATAATAATATAATTAGTATCAATATTATTTATATTTTCTGTTAGCATATGGTTAAATATTTATATATAGATATATAGATATAAATATTTAAACATTTTTTTAATAATTAATATATACTTATTGATGTTTACAAAAAAATTATATAACACAAACAATAATAATATAAAAGAAAATATAAAAACATATGATATAGAAAAGACAAAAAAAAATAATGACCAATTTATATTGAATAATATATTAATATATGGTGCAAAAGGAAGAGGTAAATATACATTAGCATTAGATATAATTAAAAAATATAGCGAATCAAATTTGAATTATCAAAAAAAGATGACAAATACATATAATAAAAATGATTATAATATAAAAATAAGCGATATACATTATGAAATAGATATTGATTTATTAGGTTGCAATTCAAAAAATTTGTTTAATATATTGTATAACAATATAATAGATAATATTTTATTGAAAAAAAAAAGAAGGAATAATATTATTGAAAAATTTTCATAATATAGATTATGAATTATTAGATATATTTTATAGTTATTTACAAAAAATAATGTTTTCAAAATTAAAATTAAAATTTATAATTTTAACAGAACATATCAGTTTTATTTCAAGTGATATTTTAAACATATTTAAAACAATATATATAGAAAAATTATCAAAGTCAACATATAAAAAAATATATAAAGTAAAAGATATTGATAAAATAAATAATTTGAATTATTTAAAATATAATATAGATTGTAAAATATTATTAGAACCTTATAAAAATATATGTAATAAAATTATAGCAACTATAACTTCAGAAAATATAGATTTACACCAAATAAGAACTTACATATATGATTTATTAATATATAATACAAACATATATGATGCATATTATTACATTATAGAAACATTGATAAAAAAAAATTTATTAAATAAAACAAATATTAACTCTAATGATTTATATAATAATACAGTTATATTTTTTATGTATTATAATAATAATTATAGACCTATTTTTCATCTTGAAAATTATATTTATTATTTAGTAAAAGTTATTCATAATATATGATAAATTTTTCACGACTCTACCGGTTGTGTCTTTCTTACTTTTTTAACTAGTTTTTTTTTTGTCACTACTTCTTCAACTGGTGCTGATTCTAGTTCTACTGTTTTTTCTTTTACTGTATCTGTAATAGATTCATCATCGCTGCTATCATTTACTAGATTAGTAGATTCTTCTACTGCTACTACATTATCTTGTGTTTTTTCATCAGATAATGCTTCCAGCGTTTTCAATTCGTCTGTGTTTAGAACGATATGACACTTACCAGAAAGAGAAGGTCGGGGTTTTACAACACATTGAAATAGTTTAAAAGTTACACCAAACTTGCCATTAGCACACCAAATACCACCACATTGAACAATAGTTGCAATATTTGAACCTTTTGTAATTAGATCAACGATTTTAACATCATTATCATTTGGATATACTAACTCACTTGTTTCATTGTAAATTTCTACATTTTTAAATTCGCCCTCCCAATATGGAATTTTTACTTTTAGTGTAGGCGATCGACTGTAATCAAAGTCACCCGTTTCTTTATCTTTTGGATATTTTAGAATAGGCGTCCACAGAGCGTCAACTACATCTGGTGACATTTTTGGTTTATTAAACCACTCTTTACAATTTACAATTGCGTCAGCCTTAATTTTATTTTCAAAATTTTGCATATTTTTTAGAAAACTAGTAGTATTATCATTTGCATATTCATCTTTAGGAAATTGAAGAGCTAGATCATATGTATTTGCTTTTGATTTTTCATCAGTATAGATATTTACACCCCATGTAAGCATTAGTGGTGTGCTAATCAATGTAGTTTTCATTGTATGTTTGTTAAGAATAGAAATAGATTTACCACCACTATTGTTTGTTTTTACACTAGAATAAGTAATATCAGTATCAGGATTTAAATCAACACCGTTCAGAATAGCAGTAGACATTATTATTTTATTTATAATTATTAATTGTAATATATATTTAAATCAATTTTTTTATATTTTATTTTTTTATTTTTTATTTTTTAGTATCATAAATGGTTAGTTCTATTAATATATATATATATATATATATCATTTATAAATCTGTGTTTTGTTAGAAATAATTATACTTTAATTAATAAAATGTTTTTATTTAAATTTCAATTTTAATTTTAAAAATTGAAATTTAAATTTATGATGTTAAACTATTTTTTATTTATTTAAGAAGGAGGAGCGACAGCAACAGGTGTAGCTACAGCACCAGGTTGCGCAGCAGCGGCAGCAGCGGCAGCAGCGGCAGCAACGACAGCAGTGGCAGCAGCGACAGCGTCTATTATTTTCTTCGGAAAGTGCGGACCCATGTATTTTTGTAAGTTGAAATATGTTAATTCAATTTCTGGTGTAACATTAAGAAGCTGCGATAATTTTTGATCCGGATTGATTTTTCTTCCATTATTGGAATCCTGAAGAGAATGCTCCCTAATATATTTATTGATTTCTCTAGTTACATCGGTTCTAGCCATTTCACTTCCATGGTTTAACCCTAGAAAATCGGCTAATTCATTACTAATTGGAGCAGGTTTTACGAAACCACTGGGAGCACGAGTACCTTTTCTCTTTTTTTTGTTAGTTAATTTTTGCGCAATTTTAAGTTCTTTAGTTGTTTTCTTTTCAATAATTCTTAGTTCGGCTTTTAAAGAGCTAAACTGTGAAATCATAGATTGAAATTTATTAATAAATTGCGTAAAGTCATCCGCTACATTAGCAACAATATTGGTTTCGGTTGATTCAGCAGTACCAGTTGCAGTTGTAGATTGCGGTGTTTTAGCAGATTTAGCATTATCATTACTAGTTGATGCAACTACGGGTTTTGCTTTTTTGTCAACTACTTTTTTATCAGCTACTTTATCAAGTACTTTTTCAGCTACTTTTTCAGTTACTTTTTCAGTTACTTTTTTATCGGGAGTGGATGCAATAGTAGATTTGGAAGCAGGTTTTTTGGCGGCGGGCATGATTATGATTATATTATAATTTATTTATATTTTTTTAAGTTATTTTAATATAATATTAATTATATAATAAAATAAAAAAATTTAAATGCGTTTTAGTAATTAAATAATATTAACAGATTGAAATAACCAAGGCATAGATTCTGCCGCATCAGTACTAACAATAGTTAATGCAATTAATATGTACAAACACCCTAATGATTTAGATGAATGATTAATGCCTTTATTTACTAAATTATCAAAAATGTTATAAATAAAATTTTTTATTTGATAAGTATTATAATTATTTAATTTATATATATCAACACTAATAAATGGATTACCATATGGTGGTGATATTTCTCTTTTAATTTTAATAGATAAATTAGCTCTATAGTTCCATATATCATGTAATTCTTTAATTAAAAGAATCAGATTGTATTTTTCTAAATTAGAAAACCAAGAAATAGAAGTATTGTAGCCAAAACTATCAATTGTTAAAAATATTTCAAATATTTTTGAGTCAATATTATTATTAATAGTTTTAGAATCTTCAATCAAACAATTATAATTTAATAATTTAGAATAAGATAAAAGTTTAAAAAAATCAGTAATTATTTTATTATTAATAACTTGATTATTATAAGGATTTACTATTATATTTTTATTTTTTGATTTAATTATGTAATTGTAAAAAGAATTAATATGAAATCCGTATACAAAATTATAATCATCTTTAAAACTAAAAAAATCGGTATACATAATAGTATCTAAATTATCAAACGTAAGAAAATCAAATTGGTTATTACAATGTGTTCTATTTAATAATCCTGGTCCTTTCAATTTAATAAAACATGTAACTATATATTTTCTTATGTTTTTTTGTATAATAATCGCATTCTTTGTTATTAAAAAAAAATTAAATATATTTTTTTTCAAAATATCTTTATTTTTACTTGAATTTATATGAACTTTTTTTGCTAAAATCTTTAATTGGTTTAATGTATAATTAAAATCAATATATTCATAATAATTAGAATAATTAATATCTTCTAAATTTTTATTTTCATTAAATTTATAATGATTATTAATACATATTTCATTGTTCAATAGGTAATCAAAATAAACATTATTATTTTTCATATAAATATAAAAATAATAATGTTTTATTATTTTTTATGTCAATTAAATAAATTAATTATTTAATATCTATCTTCTTCTTCTCGATTTTTTCGATTTTCTCGATTTTCTCGATTTTTTCGATTTTTTCATCGATTTTTTCATCGATTTTTTCGATCTTTTCATCCCATTTCTAGACGATCTTCTTCTTCTACGTCTGCGACCGCCAACGATCTCGGACGCTCCATCCTCTACGGCACCACCTTTAAGCATACTTTCTAAATCAAGACCCATTTTTATATATTATACAAATATTTTATTTTGAAAATAATGTTATTTTTATATACTCATTAATTTAAATTGTTTATAACTTAAATTATTACTAAAATCATTATTTAAATTATTTGAATTATTACTAAAATCATTATTTGAGTTATTACTAAAATCATTATTTGAATTATTATATATGCATTTATCTACAAATATAGTTTTTAATTTTTTACCAAATATAAAAGAGCCCTCGTTTAAATCTATTTTTTTATTTTCTATTTTTTCTAAAACAGCTATTAAATCTTTAAACAATTCTACATTAAAATCTTTTGTTATAATTTTATCAAATATTGGTTTGTAATTTTTATACAAATATGGTGCTTGTATTCTTGATAAGTTTAATTTTTCATGACCATGTACATTTTTAATTTTAAGTAATGCATAAAATTCTTTTTTAATCATGCTAGCTTTTTTATTATTAACTACATAATTAGTGTTATCTTCAATTTTATGTTCTTTAATAATATCATCTAATAAAGATTTTTCTTTTACATTGAATACAGACATAATATATAAATATATTTACAATTATTTAAATTATAATATAAGATAAGATATTTACAACTATTTAAATTATATATATACCTATATAATATAATATGATATATATATATATATCATATTATATATGAAGATAAAAAAAAATAATTTTGAAAATTATTTAACTAATATTAGTAAAAAATTAAATTTAATATCTAAATCAAAAATATTAATATTAATACTAATACTATCTATAATATTTATAATAATAAATAGTCACAATAAAAGTAAAGAAAATATGGATAATAAATGTTGTTCAATGACTATTGATAAAAATCATAATGATGAAAAGATAGGAAATTTAGCGAATAAAGCAAAATTATCACGTCATAAATTATGCTGTGCTAATCCTGATTTAGTTAATTGTGATTGTTAAATATTTATATTATAATTGTATAGTATATTATATAGTTATAATGTCAGATGGTATTAATGCAATAGCAATAATAACAATAATATTAATATTAGTAGGATTATTATCAATTACTATAAATATTGGTAAAATAAAAACTAATTGGAAAGAATATCAATGCAATCCAATATTTATACCTTTTTCTAGCATTTTTTCATCAAAATCTGCATCAGAAACATTCAACGTATGTATAAGTAATTATGTAAAAAATTTTATGAATATATTTATTGAGCCATTTTTAAACATGTTTGATGTCTTTATTAATTATGGTGAAATTATTTTTAAATTTTTAGATAATTTTAAAACTTTAGCAAATATGTTTCAGTTTAATATAGCAGATTTTATAGAATATTTTAAAACAATTATAACCAAAGTTATAGATGTGCTAGAGGGAGTTATGAGTGGAATTGAAGCAGCATTAAAACAAATACAAGTATTAATAGACACATTACAGGAATCGTATATATCAATGTTAGATGGAGCAGAAGGTCTATTAAACAACTCAAATTTAGGCACGTTGATAACAAATTTAGAAACGTTATAAATAAATATACCAAATATATTTTATTATTCTATTAATAAAATAATAATATTATATACTAATTGTTAGATGGATAATAGTGATACTATAATAAATAAAATAAATATAGAATCTAAAAAAATAAAATATACAGAATTGTATGGTAACGATATTATATTTACAACAGTGGCTATCGTAATAACAATAATTATATCTATATATTTTATAATATTAATTAATTTTAAAAAATATCATAAAGCCTGGAAGGATAATGAAAATAATATAAGATGTAATCCAGTATTTATGCCATTTTCTAAATATATAAGTACGGGTCCATTGTTTGGAAACCCAATATCAGGTAGTGAAAATTTGAATTATTGTGTAAATAATATATCTGTTAATGTAAGTGCTGATTATAGTACAGATTTCACTGGAGTTTTTAAAAATATTGATATTTTTTATAATTTAATAACAGATTCAATAATAACATTAAAATTAATGTTTGCGAGTTTAATAAGACTATTTGCAGAAGTAACAAAAGTAATGATGAAAAGATTTAATATATTATCATCTATAATTACATCATTAATTGATAAAGTAATAATAACATTCAATATATTTCCAACTATTTTTATGGTTGTTTGGAACATAGTATTAGAATTTATAAATATAATAAAATATATATTAATTTGTTTGGTAAATTTATTGTACAAATGCGTGTTAGGTCCTGTTGCTAGTTTAGTTGAAATGCTGACTATATGGGGGGTATTAATAATAGTATTTATGCTAATTTCTTTATTAATGATGTTTTCTAGTATGCCATTTGGTCCATGGCCATTCTTTTTAGGAGCAACAATTTTATTTGCTGTATTAATGGTAATATTGATGCCAATTTCATACTTTATAAAAGTATTATTTATAATATTATTGACAATAATTAACAAGATAAATGAAAAAGTGTTAACGTTCCTATTGGGAATAGATACTGGTATGTATATAAATACAGTTAAATATGATAATATGAGATCAGCATATATAATTAAAAAAGAAAATGAAGGTCGTAAAAATTTATTTTCTCCTCCAAACTTTGATGACTGTAAAAAAATTTTTAAAAAAAATTAATTAACTTCTGATACTTTATTAATTAACTTCTGATACTTTATTAATTAACTTATATTGTGACAATAAATAAAAGTATTATATAATATAAAGAATGATTATTAATAATTTACCAAATTATAAAAAATTAGTTTTAGTTATTATATTATTAGCAATAATTTTTCATGAATTAATTTGGCATTATATAACTGAATATTTTGATTTAAAAAATAACAATAATAAAAAAGAAAATAACAATAATAAAAAAGAAAATAACAATAATAAAAAAGAAAATTTTTCTAATATTAATACACACTCAATAAGTAATCTTTTTAAAAATAATAATATTACTACCAGTAATACTAATAGTTTCATTAATAAAGATACAAATAAATACGCCTTTTTACCTAATTTTTTTGAAAAAAACTTATCTAAATCTAGTTTTTTAAAATCAAATATAACATCGAATATGACACCAGAAGAATATTTTAAAATTGAAAATAGAAATTTAAAAGCAAATAATTCAGAATATATAAAAAAATAATATAAGAACAAATCTATTAATAGTATCATCTAATGATAACATTAATATATATAATTGGAATAAATTCTTTTATTTTAAATAATATACCAGGTATTTTATCACCAAAAAAAAATATAAATAATATAAAAAATAATTACAATAATTCAAAATATAATTCTTTTGATGAATATATAGCCATAAAAAAATTTACTAGTGAATTTTATAAAAATAAAGATAAAATACAAGATAATACAAAGAATAATGATAAACAAACAAAAAATGTTAAATTATTAACAAGTCAACATGTTAAGGATTATGCTGCATGTTGGTTATCCGATATGAATATAGATTCAATAAATAATAATAAAATATTATATGATAATTTGCAAAAAATGACAGAATTTTCAAGATTAAATAGGTCCGAATTTTATTATTATATAGGATATTATGATAATAGTATCATGTATAATTATGAACCATATTATATTGGGGTCTTTGAATTATTACCAAGTAAAAAAATATTTGATACGTATATAATAATAAAAAACCCAACATTAATAGAAAACAATGATAAATGCATATTAGATTATAAACATGATATATTAAAATTATGTTATGATAGTAATATTAAATTATCATTTAATAATTTAATTAATTATAATAAAAAGTATTATTTTTCTTGGCTAATTTAATTATACATACCAAACGGAGGAACATTAGTCGTATTTTTTTTAATTAACAATTTATCAATAATTTGTTCATTTAATTTTAAAGGAGATGATATATCTAATTTTATTTTAATATTATTTTCAATAATATTAGATTCGCTATTCAGCAATCTAAATAGATTTATTTTTGTGTATATGGTTTCAATGCACCTTTTTAAATTACGAACCCCACACTCATTATTTGTATAATTATTAATAATATATTCAATAATATTATCATCAAGGATAATATTATGACTATCAATAGCAACTTCTTTAGAAACAGATGGAATTATATATTTTTTCACTATTATTTTTTTTTCATTAATTGCATATCCATTAGTTTCGATTTTGTACATTCTATCCTTCAATATAGAATTAATCTTTGATTCGTCATTATAACTGAATACATATAATGCTTTTGATATATTTAATTCAAATTCAGAAAAATATTTATCTCTATAACATGAATTTTGTGTATTATCTGTTATATGTGTTAAAATACCAGTTATTTCGTCTCCTTTATTAGTTTCGCTTAATTTATCTAGTTCATCAAATAATATAATTGGGTTCATACATTTTGATTGTATTAAAATATCAACTATTTTACCATATTTACTTCCTTCATATGTATAATCATGACCTTCTAAAAATGAACTATCAGAACAACCACCTAATGCAATCATTGCAAATGGTCTATTTAATATTTTACTTATTCCTTCTTTAATTAATGTGGTTTTACCAGTTCCCATCGGTCCTTTAATTGCAATAGAATATCCATTGGCATTAGGATTAACTAACCATAAACCAATTAATTGTAAAATTTGTAATTTAGCATCATTTAATCCATAAACAACATCATCTAAAATTTTTTTAGCATTTTCAATAAAATGAGAACATTCATTGGTATTTATACTATTATATTTAAGATCTAAATTCAATAATTTATTAAATGGAATTTTTATAAAAGAATCTATCCAACTCTTAAGTTTGTAATATTCGCCACCTGATTTATCTTTAATATTTTCTAATTGTTGTAATTTATTAAAAGCAATTAGTTTGAATTCAGTCTTAATATCTAATTCGATAATATGTAATATTATTGGTTTTTCAATTGTAATATTATCTTTTAACTTTTTGGTTTTATCAATAATTTCTTCTTGTTTTTCATTAGAATATTTACAAAAAAAATCATAATCTTTTATTCTTGATTTTAAAATTTTTTTGAAAATCTTATAATTTTTTTTTGATAAATCAGACTCAGAATGAGAATCAGAATGAGAATCAGAATGAGAATCAGAATGAGAATCAGAATGAGACTCAGAATGAGAACCAGTATGTGAATCAGAATGAGAACCAGAACGTGAATCAGAATGAGAAGCAGAAGACGAATCAGAATGAGAATCAGATTCAGAATGAGAAGCAGAATGAGAATCAGATCCAGAACCATAATTATAATCAGAACCAGAATCAGAATCAGAATCATAATTATTATGAGAATTATTATCAAGTTGTAAATTATTTATTATTTCATTAGCATGTTGACAAATAATGTGAGATAAATCATATAATAAATTATAAGAACTATCATTATTGTTTTTATTTAAAATTATTATTTTATTGTTTTTTGAAATGTTTTTTGGATGTTTAACATTATATCTAGTATTATAATGAATATTAGATTTGTTATAGTAATAATGCATATATATTCTTATATAAATATTTTTTTAAATAAAAAAATATATTTATAAAAAAAATATTTTGAAAAATATATAATTGAATTAAAATAATCTAAATATTATTTACATATAATAAAGAGATGAATATTAAAAAAAAACCATCTAAAATAGTAGGTATCCAATTTAGTTTATTGGGACCTAAAGATATATATAAAGGTTCTGTTGCAGAAATTGTAAACAGAGATACATATATTAATAATAGACCAGTAATAGGTGGTTTATTTGATCCAAGAATGGGCGTTTTAGATCCTGGATTAATATGCCCGAGTGATGGTTTGGATTATATTGATAGTCCAGGTTATTTTGGGCACATTAAATTAGCAAGACCAGTTTATTATATTCAATATTTAGGAAGTATTCAAAAAATATTAAGATGTGTTTGTTTAAAATGTAGTAAAGTTTTAATAAATAAAGACAAACATAATCATTTATTAGAATTACCAAATGACCAAAGATGGAATAAAATTTTTGCTTTAGCTAGTAAAAAAAAGAGATGCGGCGAAGATTCTCATAATGGATGTGGTTGTTTACAACCAAAAATAAAAAAAGAAGGGTTATCCACTATTGTAGCAGAATGGAATAGTACCGAAGAAGAATTATCAAATTACGAATTTTCAAAAATTAATAACAATAAGTTAATAATGAAATTAACTCCTGAAATAGTATTAAAAATATTTAAAAAGATTTCAAGCGAAGATATTAAATTTTTAGGTTTTGATAATGTTTGGTCAAAACCAGAATGGATGATTTGTCAAGTGATGGCTGTGCCGCCACCGTCAATGAGACCGTCTGTAAAACATGATATTCAACAAAGAAGCGAAGATGATTTAACTCATATTATAATTAATATTATAAAATCAAATAAAACATTAGGAGAAAAAATAGAACAAAAAGCTAATAATAATGTAATAGATGATTGGACAACCGTATTACAATATTATGTTGCGACATTAATAGATAATAAAATCCCAGGTGTAGCGGCGGTAGCGCAACGTTCGGGGAGACCTTTAAAAGCTATCAAAGAAAGATTAAATGGTAAAACAGGTAGAGTTAGAGGAAATTTAATGGGTAAAAGAGTAGATTTCAGTGCAAGATCAGTAATTACACCAGACCCAAATTTATCAATTGTAGAATTAGGTATTCCATTAAAAATAGCTAAAAACCTATCTAAACCAATAACAGTAAATAAAAGAAATAAAAGTTATCTAAAAAAATTAGTTATAAATGGTCCAGATGTATATCCGGGCGCAAAAATTTATGAAAAAAAAAATGGCGAAACAATAAGTTTAAGATATGTAGATAGAGAGTCTATTATATTAGAAGATGGTGATGTTGTACATAGACATTTATTAAATAATGATAATGTTTTATTTAATAGGCAACCTACATTACATAGAATGTCGATGATGTGTCATAAAGCTGTTATTATGTACAAAGGTGATACATTCAGATTAAATGTAGCAGATACAAAACCATATAATGCTGATTTTGATGGTGATGAAATGAATTTACATGTAGCACAAGATGACGAATCAGAAATAGAATTAATGGAATTAGCAGCAGTAAAAAATCAAATTATTAGCCCAGCAAATAATAAATCGATTATTGGTATATTTCAAGATTCTTTATTAAGTAGTTATTTATTTACTAACAATGTAATAGAATTTGATAATAGAATAGCTATGAATTTATTAATGCATAACAAAAATATTAACTTAAATTTAACTAATTTCAAAAAAAAGTTAACTAATTTTGAAATTTTAAGCACTATTATGCCTAATTTGTCATTACATTATAAAACCAACCAATTCAAAGACGATGAAGAAGATGTGAAAACATCTAATAATATTTTAGAAATTAAAAATGGAAAAATTATTAGAGGAGTATTTGATAAAAATGTGTTAGGTGACACAACAAGAGGATTATTGCATAGAATTACAAATGATTACAGTAATACTAGATCTTATAAATTTATAGATGATTTCCAAAATATAATTACTGAATACATGAAATTAAGAGGCTATAGTGTAGGTATTAGCGATTTGATAGCTGATAAAGATACAAATGATGCTATTACAAAAGCAATTACGCAAAAAAAAATAGAAGTAAAATCATTAATAGATGAAATTCATCTAGGAATTTTTGAAAATAAAAGTGGTAAATCAAATAATGAAGAATTTGAATTAAAAGTTAATAACATATTAAATAAAGCATCATTTGATGCTGGTAAAATTGGTAGAGAAAGTTTAAGTACTAATAATAGATTTGTAACAATGGTTAATGCAGGTTCAAAAGGTAGTGATTTAAATATATCACAAATGATTTCATGCTTAGGACAACAGAATGTTGATGGTAAAAGAATTCCTTATGGTTTTCAAAATAGAACATTACCGCATTATTGTAAATTTGATGATTCGCCTGAAGCTAGAGGTTTTGTTGAAAATTCTTTTATATCGGGATTAAGCCCTGCTGAATTATTTTTCCATGCTATGGGTGGTCGTGTAGGATTGATTGATACAGCTGTAAAAACATCTACTACTGGATATATTCAAAGAAGATTAATTAAAGCCTTAGAAGATTTAATGGTAGGTTACGATATGACAGTTAGAAATAATAAATTTGTTGTAATTCAATTTAAATATGGAGATGATGGGTTTGATCCTGTAAAAATAGAAAGCCAAAATATTGAATTCGTATATAATTCAATTGAAGAAATTTATACACATTATCAAATGCCAGATGATAGTACTAAAAATTCAATTTATGAAACTATATATACAAAAGATACATATAAAAGATTTAAAAAACAAAAAGAAGATCTTGTTATTAAAACAAAAAAATATATTGATTATATTTTGGGTATGAGAAAAGAAATTATTGAAAATTCATTAGAAAATATACATAAAACATCGGTTAATGTTGCCGTATCGTTTATCAATATTTTAAATAATATTGCAGGTTACCAACAAGATAATACAATATGTGATATTACACCATTAGAAATATTTGAATTATTAGAAAAAACTATTGAAAAATTAGATTTAATGACATATAATAAACCTACAGAATTATTCAAAACATTATATTATTATTATTTAAGTCCTAAAACTTTGTTATTAAAAAAAAAATTAACTAAAAAAAATATTATTTATTTGCTTGATATGATTGTATTATATTATAAAAAAGCCCTAGTTACACCCGGCGAAATGGTTGGTATGATTGCTGCACAAAGTATTGGAGAACCAACTACACAATTAACTTTAAATACATTTCACTATGCTGGTGTTGCTTCGAAATCTAATGTAACGCGAGGTGTTCCAAGGATTGAAGAAATTATGACACTTTCTGAAAATCCTAAAAATCCTTCTTGTACTATTTATTTAAAAGATAATGATAAATACGACCAAAATATAGCTAAAGAGTATATTTACAATTTAGAACATACAAAATTATCCAGCTTGGTTGAATATTCAGAGATATATTTTGACCCAAACGACAATTCAACAATTGTATCAAATGATCTTGATTTAAATAATTTTTATAACGAGTTTGAATCTATGTTAGATGAATGTACTACTAAAATTGATGAAAAAGAAAAATCAAAATGGATTATTAGATTTGTATTGAATAAAGAGAAAATGTTAGATTCAAATATAAATATGGAAGAAATCGATTATGCAATTAAAGAATCATATAATAATGTGTTATGTATGTTCAGCGATTATAATTCTGATAATTTAATATTTAGAATTAGAATGACCAAAGCTATTGATAAAAAAAAAAATAAACAACAATCATTAGATCAATCAGATGAATTATATGTATTAAAAAATTTACAACATGATATATTAAATAATTTAGTTGTTAGAGGTGTAAAAAATATTTCAAAAGTAATTATTAGAAAAATCACTGATAATATTGAATTTATTGATGATTCTTATAAAAAAAAGGAGATATGGGTTTTAGATACAGTTGGAACTAATTTGCTTGATATATTAAGTTTAAATTTCATTGATAAAAAAAAGACTTATTGTAATGATATCCAAGAAATTTATACCGTTTTGGGTATTGAAGCAGCTAGACAATCTATATTTAATGAATTTTCCGAAGTAATTGAATTTGATAGCACATATATTAATTATAGACATTTGACTATGTTGGCTGATAGAATGACATATACTGACAAAATGATTTCTGTATTCAGACATGGTATTAATAATGATAATATTGGTCCTATTGCAAAAGCATCTTTTGAAGAAACGCCAGAAATGTTTTTAAAAGCAGCTAGACACGGCGAATTAGATAATATGCGCGGGGTATCGGCTAATGTAATGTGTGGACAAGAAGGTTATTATGGTACTTCATCATTTAATGTATTATTAGATAATGATGAACTTATGAATAAAGAGGCACCTATTAATGATGATGATAATAATGAATTAACAACCACTGATGAAAAAATTGAAAAAGAATTCAATAAAAATATAGATTATAATAAAGAATGTTCATTTGAAAATTTACATATGAATGATATTGATCATATAAAAGAAGCTGATTATGGTTCTGATAATGATTATAATATATTTTAATATAAATAAAAAAAAGTTATATAAAATTATAGTATTTTATTATTAAAATGTCTATATGTACATTCAAATATATTTATTTATATCTAATTAATAAACATAAAACTAGATTTTCTAGTATTAATTTAACTACTAAATTGATAAATAAAATATCTAATTATAATAACAAATATGTGTTTTATAAAAACTTGCATGAAGAAAAATCTATTTTTATTCATAACAAATTATTGTTGAAATTATTTGAACAATCACAAAAAATTTTTTTTATTTTAAATTACAATATCTATAAATATAAAACCTCTTTATTTATTAGTAATAATAAATATGATTTAAATTACGATGAAATTTTTTTTGATAATGATAATAATATTCATAATAATGATAAAGTATTCAAATTATATTATAACAAAGTTACTTATAATTTTACAATTAATGACATTGTTATGTTAATAAAACATAACATATATAATTATGAAGAATTAAATAATAATGATGACAAACCATTATCAATTATTATTGATCCAAAATATATTAAAAATCCTTATACTAATATTGATTTTAATATCAAAGATTATTATAATATTTATATATTTTTAAAAAAAAATAAAAAAGTTCCCCTGATTTATGAATTATTTTTTAAATCTAATTTTAATATATTTAATTTAAATATTACTAACACTAATTACATAATAAATAATACTTTTAAAATTTATATTAAAAATATACACAAAAGTAAGAAAAAGGTTTATATAAAATATATTATTTTACTATTAATAAAATTTTATAAAAGGTATATAACAAAACAAACTTATTTCAATTATAAATTAAATAATATTGTTAATAATACTGATGAATTTTTAAAAAATGAAGTTATAATTGATAGTAAATTAGATAATTTGATTGAATCTAATTTAAATTTATTTGATAATAATATTTATTTGTATCTGTTATTCAACTATTATAGTAATAATTCTAAAAATTATAAAAATAAAGTACATTACAAATTAACATTGATTAATAATCTAATACATGATAATAATATAAATTTATTTAAATATATATTGAATACCAACAATATAGAATATATTAAAATTTTTTTAACTAACAATATTTCTGATATTTTTGAAATAGAATTTAATAATTATATTATTAATAATAACAATATTAATAACAATAATAATAACAATAATAATATTAATAACAATAATAATAATAATAATAATAATAATAATAACAATAATAACAATTTAAGTTATTTATTAGATATTATTTATAATAGCGTTGATTCATATATATCACATAATAATTATGTTGAGTTATATTTAAAAAATATAAATATTATATTTAATTTTATTTTTTGTATGACAATGATTAGTAAATTAATTTTGTTTTTGGTATATTTTTCAGATATATCCAATTAATTATGTGTCGTTATGGACATACTTATTTGTATTTAAAAAATATGAACTAACTATTTTTATTTATTTATTATAAAATCTTAATAAAAACAAATTATGATAATCATACAATATACAATATACAATATATAATATGATAATTATCAAATGTTTAATATTATTATTTTTCAATGTTGAAAGTTATATATTGCCAAATATATATTATAGTATAAACAAAAAAAATAGAATAAATAATCCAATTATATTATTGGATTTGCAAACAGATATTAATGAAACGCATAATTCATCATTTGATAATGTAAAATCTATTGAATATAATGAAGAACAAGATTTATGGATTTTAGATTTAGAATTACCTAGTCCAGAATTACCTAGTCCAGAATTATCTACTCCTGAATTATTAGAGTCAGGTGAAAATGATAATTTTCCTTCATTTAATGATTTTTTGAAAAATAGAAAAAAAAAAGAACCTGATTTAGATAATCAATATGTTGATTACCCTGATCAAAACACAAATCATGCTATGCAATCTAAACATTTAAACATGTTAACGCGTTACGAAACAATTGATTTGTCTAAACAATGGATATATGATATGATTCATAATGGTTCGTCTATTAATTATCCAAAATTTTTATATGATAATATTTATGACATGAGAGAATTTTGTAGTTCGAACACTGATAGAATGTGTTTTTGTATAGGTTATAGTCCACCTGGTTCTATTTATGGACCATATTATATTGGACTTTTTAAATTAAATACCATAAATAAAGAATTACACGTGCATTTAATAATGCAAAATCCTAATTACTTTATAATGGATAATGAAAAAAATATATTTAATAATTATAAAAAAGAATTAATATATATTGCTAGAAAATCTGATATATCTTTTAGATATAATAGGTTGAAAAATATACCACAATGCGAAAGATATTATTTAGATTGGTTTTATAATGATTTGTAGTTAATTAAAATATAATCACTATCAATGATGTATATAATTATAAACAGAACTCATTAGGTCATCATAATATGTGTTATTGATAAACGCACTAGTATTAGTTTCTTCATTTCCATTAATAATTAAAATTTTATTTTTTTTAATTTCTTCAATAGAATTTAACCAATGTTCGTGATAATAATTACAATTTTTCAAATATTCATATGAAATATCTTCTCCTAATCTATTTCTTTTTATAATTCTATTTTGGCAAATTTCAGGAGATGTTCTAATATAAATTGTTTTAATATTTTTGACAATATCGTCAAATTCATTAAACCATAAATTGTAAATTTGCCATTCTATATCATTTATTTTTTTTTCTGAAAACAACATTTTTGCGAAAACATTTTTATCTGTATATATCGATCTCTCTGTAATAATTATATCATAATCTTTTTCTAATGCTTTTTTTAATAGATTTAATCTACTAATATAAGCCATCATTTGAAATGCAAATGCATATTTTTCATTGTCTTTATAATATTTTTGAATAATATTCTCATTCGTTTCTTTATCTATAATTTGTTCCCATTCTTTTACTGGTTCTTGAAGGAAACAAATTTTATAATTATTATTCTTTTTTTTATTGCAATAATCTTCAAAATTATTTTCAAAATATTTTACAATACTCGATTTACCTGACCCTATATTACCGTCAAATGATAAAATAATAGGCGACATAATAATTTATATTTGTTAATAATATATATTATTATATTATTCAATTTTTTTTTATATTAAGTATGTTGATCATTTTAGATTTCTGAATAACACTACTAATAATATATACCCCTTAATATCTATTTAGAAAATTTACAAACAACAAATCTGTAAAATAACTAACATATTCTTTTAATTAATATTTTGGATTTTTTGAATGTTTGTAAATAATTAATAACACCATTTGGTTTCTTATAATTAAACATATACTACTAATTATTAGTCATATATTTAAATTCATATATATATTTTATATATATATATATATATATATATATATGAATTTAGTTATAAAAAGTAAAAAAAAACCTAAAAAAAAACCTAAAAAAAATACTATAAAAAATACTATAAAAAAGGTTAATAAAAAAATTAAAAGAAACAAATTTAGTAAAAGAAAAAATAAACCAAATAAGAGGTATAGAAGTAACTTTTATAATCAACGAGCAGGTGTTAACTCACGAACTATACCCCGTACAATGGGTAGCACTCGACCTAGTCCCCATACAACGGGTAGCACTCGACGTAGAGGCAGCCCAACGGGGCGTAGGATCGGATCAAGAAGTTCCGCGGGACCGAGATATGAACCTATTCAGGATAGCTATAGATGCCCAATCAGCAAGAAAATCATGATCTACCCGGTTAGTATTAATAACGATAACGATAAACGTATATACGACTTACCTTGTCTCATAACGCTAAATGGTATTAGCATTACGCATGGCAATGTACTCAATCCGCGAGCGATCATACCCCTGCATGACTTGCGTAATAAAATAAATATAGCCGTTGAATATTTAAGCCCACAAAATAAAAGAGACTATTATAACAGAGTCAATATATATGAAAATCATATGAATAACTGGACGCTGGACCATAATTTGGTGCGCGTCAACACTAACTCTAAAGAGTTTGACACATGGCATAGCAGATATGATGTTTCATATAAAAAAATACACAATAGCAATATGTCTACGGTGAATATGGGTACGTACCCTAAACATAAATTATCTAATATACTATATAAGCCTAGGACTATATAAGCCTAGGACTTAATATATATATGAGTATAGCACAATGGTCCCTATGTGACTCGGTTTCTGATGTAAGTTCTGATATGGATTCTTATTTGGGTTGATTTTAATTGATAATTTATATTTGTTTATAATAAAAAAAATTAATTTTTATTTTATAATAAATCAATTTCATATATTATCAATTACTTAATAATTTATATATTAGTTAATAATTAGTAACAGCAACCGTTTTTTGACGACAAATTTTTGGCGGACTACTATTTGGTGGTGATGAATTAGGTGTTGTATATTTATAAGATGCTGATCTCTCTACATGTGTAAATCCAACGGGTGTTCCCGATGCATGACGCTTTGCTGATGATCCCATTGAACGATACGCAGATTCAACATTATCTGATGTTTCGCAATAATTTAGAGCTTGATCGCGTCCAATACCAATTGCGCTAGCCGCAAAAATGGCATCTTGATTTGCTGCTAAATAAAATAATTTGATATCATAATAGTTTTCGGCATTTTCAATCATTTGTTTAATTGTTTTTTGGTTATAATATTTACTACTATTTTCATAGCCATCTGTAACTACATAAATGCTACATAACTTATAAGCATTTGTATTATTAATTTTCTTTTGCATAAAATAGTCAAGTGTATTTCCAATTGCATCATATAGAGCCGTTTGTCCGCGTGGATAATATTGTTCTTTTGTAATTGGGTTTACTTTATCTAATACCATTTCTTTAATTAACATTGTTTCTTTATGATCAAATAATTTGATAGAAACTTTAACATTAATATCGGGGATTGGATCATTTTTAAGTTCATCTAATGTGGAATTAATACCTCCAATAGTATCTTCCTCTTTACCAGCCATAGACCCTGACCGGTCCATAAGAGCAACCACATGCTGAATATTAGATACGGAATTAGTATTGGTCATTATATATTATATTATATTAAATTATATTTAAATATAAACCTATTTCAATTTTTTTTATTTAAAAAAAATGTTAATACTTTATTATTACATTTGTCTAGAAATAAGAGCGATCATAAATGGGGGTATAGGTGTGTTGTACACAACTATAATAATAAATTTATAAAATAATCTATAAAAAATAAATTAATTTTATTATTTAAAAATAATAATTGTAATATTTTAAAATAATAAATTTATATTATGTAAAATAAAATTGTTATAAAATTATAATCTGTAAATTATATAAATAATGGTTAATACGAGTGATGGACATATGATTAATATAAAACTCAATAATTTTACATATCGCAGTAAAATGGCTGGATTTGATTACGACCATACATTAGTAAAACCGAAAACTAAAACAACATTTAGCAAAGACGAAGACGATTGGATGTGGTTAAGACCAACTGTGCCTGAAATATTAACAGATATTTATAAAAAAGGCTATGCTATTGTAATCTTCACAAATCAATCAAAATCTAATAGTTTCAAAATAAAGCAGATAATTAATGTTTTCACGAGTTTAAAATTACCAGTAAATATATTTATAGAGACCGATAAAGCCTTTAAAAAACCAGAACCTTATATGTATAATGTATATATTGATAAACGAGCATTAGTGAATAAAAAGGAGTCGTTTTATGTTGGGGACGCACTTGGTCGCACAGGTGATTTTGCGGATAGTGATAAACAATTTGCTATTAATTCTGGTATTAAATATGTATCACCAGAACAAATATTTCCTTTTGATGAAATATCATCGTCATCATCACTTGTGTCTATACCAGAACATAGAGAGATTGTATTAATGATGGGTTATCCTGGTAGTGGAAAATCCAGTTTTGCAGAAAAAGCCTTTAAAGACCAACCTTATCTACATATACGTGGTGATGATTATAATTCCGAAAGCCAATTAAAAAAAGCATATAAATCTGCTATTGAAATGTATCCTGATAAATCTATAATATTGGACCAGACACATTCAAGTATAAAAAAACGGCAAATATTTATAGAAATCGCTCAAAAAGCAGTCATTCCAGTTCGTCTGATACATTTAACTACTACTATAGAGGAATCTATGTATAGAAACATACAAAGAGAGAAGCCAGTTCCAAAAATTGCTCTTTATATGTATAGAAAAAACTACGAGAAACCAGAACATGATGAAGGTTTATATGAAATAATAGATATTTAATATAATATTTATAAGTGGTCCTTCGCTTTCATTAGATATATACCCATATTGTTTATCCCATATAAAACATTATCAGCACTATTACCCCTCCCCCTCCGCCAAAAAAAATGAAGCCTATACATTTAAAAGGCACATTTTTCTATCTACATATATTTTAATTTTTATAAATTAAAATATATGTGTACAAATATGAGAGAGCATATGGTATATACATGATGTATCTATTATATTAAGTTTTTAAAAATGCATCATACATGTCTATTTTTTCATTTGATTTGATAAATGTTAGTAAATTATTTTTGAAATGGTCTTCTGTTTCTTTTATCGAATTGATACTGATCGCTAATTTATTACTATACATTAATAATTTGTAATTTATAATATTATTTTTAGATCTGTTATGTGCACTATGTATTTTTATCATATGATAATTATCATTGTTATTATTATAATATCCTACAAGAAAATTATATTTTTTTGTGATATTAATAATTGTTGTACAAATAAATATATTTGGTATTTTAAAATGTTTTAATATAAAATATAAATCAATCATTGAAATGTAATAGTTTTCACTTAAAATATACGCACCCAAATCTATTTTTTTACTGTCTAATATTTTATCTTTTTTTTGTTTTAAAATATGCTTTTCTAAAATATTTTTATCGTATGGACATTCATTGTACAATTTTACTAGTAAATTTTTTGTTTCAAATACAGAGATGGTTATATTATTATCTTTTAATAATAATAATAAAGTATTGAATGTACATACCCTAGAAGTATTATCGCTGAATATTTCATATAAATTTTTATCAGAATAATTATCAAAATAATTATTCAATAATTTTTCTCTAACATTATATTTCACTAATTTGCAATTAGGTACAATGTTTTCTATTACACTAGCAATTTGTAATTTATCAGTGTTTTCTATTTCGTCTTTCGTTGAATCTTTTTTTTTTAAGTCATTAACATCGTTGTCAGAATCGGTATTATCATCATCGCTACTTAATATAGGATGTTTTTTTGGTTTATCTTGAGAATCAGAATCAGAATCAGATTCAGAATCAGAATCAGAACCAGATAAATTTTTTAATTTCATATCAGAAGTTTCTGGAATATTAGATTTTTTGATAATATCTACCTTACTTTTGTTAATAATATTTAAAGATAACTTATTTTTTGAAAGCATATCATTAATTTTATAAATATCTTCTATTTTATCAATAGCATCAAAATTCAAAACTTTTTTTAAATTATTATCATATTTATCTAATATATTATAATTAATACTATTATTTTTAATATCATCAATAATCAAATTTTCAAAAAAGTCTTGAGTTAGTAAAGAATGAAAAATTAAAATTTCCTGTTCGTTTATATTATAATTTATATTATTAAATTTATATAGTTCATTATCTCCTAAAACAAAAAGTCTAGAATAATTATTTCTAACTAATTCATCGGAAAATTTATTATAGTAGACAATTTCATTTTTAAAATTATCATTTATTAAATTATATTCAGGAATTATTAATTTACAATCAGAACCATCTTTATTTTTATAACAATAATTAGAATCACACACATTATTATTACATATATTTACATCTGTTATTAATTTCAAAATTTGTTTATCATATTTAACAAACATAAAATATTTTTCACCTATTGTTTTTAAAATACTAGTTACATTATCTATTTTATTTTTATAAGTAGAATGATTATTGTTTAATATCTCATTTAATGTAATTTTTTCTTTATAATAAGCTATATTTTTAAATATATATTTAAAAGTATCAGTAAAAGCTTTATAAAAATTAATATCCAATTTTAAATTAGATACATAATCATTATCATTATCATTATCATTATTATAAGTTTGAATAAAATTATCAATTACCATTAAATTACTATCATTTACACTAATTAATTCATCATTGTCTTTTATAAATTCAGGTTCTTTTAACATTACAAATTGATTAGCATTAGTTAATATACCAACTAATAAATTATTTTCATATATTTTAATATATGGATTAACGTTAATTTTTTTATTACTTAAATTGTAAATTGTAGTTAATGCTTGTAATGTATCGAAATAATTATTATAATAATTATCATGATAATCGTCCATAAATTTAATTGGTATATCAAATGAATCATATATAGATGATGGATAACAAGGAACAAAAAAAGATTTATTATCAATTATTTCAAAATTTTTAACAACAACTCCAATAATTTTTGAATGATAATTAGAAATTTGATACAAAATTTCAAACTTGTTTTTTATTAACAAATTAACAATATAATTCAAATTAGTATTTGATTTAAATTTATCAAGTGATGTATACTGACTTTTACAATTATTATCAATATGATATTTTATAGTATTTAATATTTTTTTGAAATAATTTAAATTATCGTTTATAATATTAAAACTGAAAGTTCTTTTTATAGAATAACTTAAATTTGTTTCAGTAATTGAATAAATTGGCTCGAATATTTTATTTTGTTTTAATAAAATCAAATTATACTTTCTAAAATCTAATACTTCATTAACATAAAATTGTTTAGGACAAACAACGTTAACATTATTAGTAATATCATTGTTACATGTTTCTAATACAATCAAATTTATACCAGACGGAAACAAACTCGTGTTAGGTGTACATATTATATCCCACAAATATGTATAATCTATAATAATCTCATCATTGTTTAAATAATTAATAAAATTATTTAACGAATTAATAATTGTTTTATATAATCTTACTTGTTTTTCATTTTTAATGTCGATGTTTTTATAATATTTTGTGTCATTATATTTATTCATATCAATTAATTCAAGCAATTTATCAATATTATCCTTTTTTGATTTAAAAATTTGAACTAAATTTCCATTGTTATATTTTATATAATTATCAATATTTAATGATGATATTATATATTCTTTCATTTCTTTTGATGTTATATTTTTATTTAAAATAGTATTACCATATACATCAGCAATACATGATATAAAAGATTGCTTTTCATTTTTTTCTACACCATATCTTAATAAACATTCATAGTTTTGGTTTAATATATTATTTTTTTTATTTATACATTTGGAGTTGTCAAATTGTAAAAAATATTGTATACTTAATGGTAATAATCCTAATTTATATTTATCTAACGGAAATTTTTCAGGTCCTTTAACATATTCATAAAAATTATCCTTTTTTTTAGAATTATCTTCTTTTATGTTTTCCAAACATTGTTTTCTATATTTTTCTTGAACTTTTGAATTCCAATCTTTGAAACAACAAGGTATACAATATCCTTCTTTTGTATTATGTTTATCTATTAAAAATCCAGGAGAATATTCTATATATTCTTTTGTTTTAGGATCAATATGCACTTTAGCATCATTAAATTCATATATATTTGCGTCTTTTGGTACCTTTTTAGCATTGGTTGGTATTACTTTTCCGAATAATCCAGAATCAACCTGTTCTTTAGTTAAGCTAACGTTTCTTTGTAAATCCCAGTACCTAGGACATATGTACCAATATTTTTTATCTGTTCCGTATTGAAAAGTATTAGTATATGAATTTTTATGATTTTTGTCAATATAATCTTTCTCTTCTTGTGTTAATATAATAGGTTGTCGTTTAACATTAGCTGGACATATACGTGAATATGTTGTAAAGAATGGATTATCATTATTTAAAAATATTTTTGGTTCACGTTTAACTAATCTTTTAAGAGCTGGATTCGGATGTAAATTCATACCTTGTACATCTATTTTACTGCCAATATTTGCAACATTATTGTCTTTTTTTTCATCTTTTACAGCAGCATCGGTATTTTCTTCGCTGTCATTACCAACATCATCGTCAGTGTCATTGTCCCCCTCATCGTCATCCTCGTCATATTTTGAATAATTGGTGTTATATTTTTTAGTATCATTATGTTGTTTATCTATTTCTTTATCTAATTGGTCATTCAATTTTTCAATAGATTCTATTTTATTATCATCATCATCATTATCATCATTAATAACATCATCATTAATAACATCATCATCGGTTATTTCATCGTTATCGTTATCGTCATTATCGTCTAGTAATAAATCAAGAAAGTTATCATCGGTATTTTGTAATACATCATCAATGTCGTCATCGTTATAATTATCAATTAAGTCGTCTTCGTCTTCCTCATCTTTATAAATTTTCTTAGTAGTATCAAAATCTTTTATTAATATATCATCGTTAACTTTAGTTTTAATTTTACATATAGAATTAATTTGGTTAAGAATATCATTACTTGAAAATTTTTTAATAAAAATTTTTAAAATAGAGTCAATATAAAGAGGTATAAATTTTAAATAATATATGTTATCAATATTTTGAATATAAATAATTTTATTAGAAGTAAATTTTTCAGGATAAACAGTAGTTTTAAATCCTGGATTATTTTTAATTTTCAAAGTTTTGAAATTAAAAATATCACTTTCTAATTCTAATGAATGTATCACCTCTAAAAATTTAGATTTAGCATCATCTATTTTCATGTCAAAATTTTCTTTTAATTTATAACATATTTCATCTTGATTATAATTATTTTTTAATAATTCTATTATAAAAGAATCAATGGCATTATATAAATTGTAATTAGAAACCCTTTTATATCGCATAGTTTTTATTTTATTTTTGTTATCATTAGAATTAATGATATTAAATAATGAATTCAAACAAAATTTATAAGTTTCAATATCAAAATTGTTAATATTCAAGTTAAATACATAGTCAATATTTTTTATATTGATATTATTGTCTAACAATGATTTGTATTTATTGATCGTAAATCCAATAGAATCTAAATTAAATTTTAATATATTTATAATGTAATTTATTTTACTGTTAATATATTTATCAATTTCTTGAACATCAATAGTATTAATAAATTCAATACTAACAGTTAATAACCCTTTTTTATCTAATTCAACTATAAAATTATTAGGATCATTAATAACAAAAGCTATTTTATTATTTTTACCGATATTTCTTACATATTTAAATATTTTATTTTTATTATAATAAGGAATTTTTTTATTATCTTTAGATTTGTAAGGCGAATATAATCTATAAATATTTTCTTGCAATTTGCCAGGATTATATTTTATAAATGGTATATTTTTATTACTATTAAAAATTTTAAAAAGGTATTCCAATGGTAAATTATAATTATTATTGTTATTATTAATATCAAATTGAATAGATTTTACTCCAATATAATTATAATTAATTTTTTGAGTATCTTTTTGAATTAAATACATGAGATCAATAATTTCATTTTTACTATTAAACTCTTTAGATTCTAATATGTTATTAGATTTTTCTAATAATTTATCTTTGTTTTCATAATAATCATCATTTGAGGTTATATCAATATTATATAAAAATGGAAAATAAAGTTTAGTTATCAATTTGATATTATAATTATAAGTTTTATTATATTCAATTACATCATCATATTTAATAATGTATATAGAATTATTTATAATATTATATTCAAATAATAAATTATTGTTATTTGTATTAATATCACTATTAATATCTTGTATATTCTTATTATCATATATATCATATAAATTAACGATAAAAGAATAATAATCATCATTAACTGTATGACCCAATTGTTTATTAATAATAAAATCATCAAATTTTAAATCTAATAAAAGTTTATAATTAATAGTATTATCTTTAAATATTTTATCCAAATCAAGTTGATCTATAGATATGTTTTGAATATTAGAAAAGTAAGTGATAAATTTTTCTTTATAATTATTATTTTTATTTAAAAAATCAAAAAAATTTTTTATATCAAAGTTTTTGTTTTTGGTAATTGAATAAAAATATAACGATTCAAATGATATTGGTTTATTGTATTTATTATAATATTTCAAAAATTTGAACTTTACAAATTCAATTGTATCATCAAAAAAAATATTAGTATCGCACAAATATATAGTTGAATCGTCTTTTTTAAGCAAATCTATTTCATTAGTATTTAATAAATCGCTATTTGTTTTGTAAATATTAGATAAAATAAATTCTTCAATATTGTATTTTAATTTTTCTTTGATATTAACGAAACTTTTACTGAACAAATATACCTCGTTTATTTTATTAATATTATTAATATAAAGTTTAAAAATATCTAACATATATATATATAAATAATACATATAATTTTAAAATAACTATGACTAAAATAAATATTATAGTAGCAATTTGTAAAAATAATGGTATAGGTATAAATAATAGTATACCTTGGTATTACACAAGCGATTTAAAAAAATTTAAAAATTTAACAACTGGTAATAAAAAAAATGCAATTATAATGGGAAAAAATACTTATCAAAGTATAAATAAAAATTTATTAAATAGAGATAATTTAATATTATCTAAAACATTAATAATAGACGAAAAAATAAATGATTATACATTGAAATCATTTACTAATTTAGATAGTTTGTTAAACTTTACAAAAACTAAAACTTATGAAGATATTTGGATTATAGGCGGTAATCAAATATATGAATTATTTTTAAAAAAAAATATAGTAGATAAAATTTATTTAACATATATAAACAAATCATATGATTGTGATATTTTTTTTCCTAAAATTAATTTAAATAATTTCAAATTAATCAACAATAATATACAATATGATGATAATGAATTTTTAAAAAATTTAGATTTATATTACAATAATTATGATATTTATGATAAATTATATGTAAAAATTTAATCTTTAAATTACAAATCATAATATGGATTGTCTGTTATATTTGTTCCACAATATCTTGCTGGTTCTTTAGTATAATTTTCAGGATTATATATATCTATTTTTTTTGATTCTTCTATTAAAAATTTGAAATTATTCCAAAATTCATCAGTATGACCTATCGATTTTGAACCAACATGACTTAATTCATGTAATGCAACATACATCAATGTATTTAAATCCATCAATTTTCCGTTATTATCTTTTTCTGTATCTAAACAAAATGCTATTTTCTCGCCTTTGTTTTCACTATATGCTGTATATTCTGATGTAGGTAAAGTTTCTGTTATTTTTTTTGGGTTGAAATTTTTCGTTATCATTATTGTTCTTTCATCGTCAGGGTGTTCTTTATTTAAATGATCTACTAATTTTATCAAATTTTGTGTTACAGTTGCTAATAAATCGGCAGCTAATTCTAATTTTGATCTATCGCGTACGCAATATCTATTTCCGTCTACATCAGATATAATACATTTTAAATTAAATGAATCCGATTTCAAATATATTCTAATTGATACTAACAAAATTATTATTAACAAAATATAAATTATTAGGTTGCTCATGTTATAATATATAGTATTAAAATATAAACTACAAATATTATATAAAATTATGTAATATTTGTATTATAATTATTTTATATAATTAATCATTTTTTAATATTTGGGGACGACGAGATGATGATTCTATTGTGCTTTGATTCCATAAACATCCAGAATTAGTATTTGATGGTATTATTGGATCATCTCTTAATTGTAAATTAGAATTTCTCATAGGCGATTGTTGTTTATATAATTCTCTTACACCTTGTGAAAATGTGGCATCTACCATTGACATTGAACTATTATTACTGTTATTCGGTAATAAAGACGACACCTGGTCGCTTGGTGAATTATTTAAAGAACTTACATCTGTTATTGTATTAGCTGTTACGCTAGCAACATTATCTATGATATCTCCGCCTGCCCCAATAATATTACCAGTCGCTTGTGCTGTGCCTCCTATTAAATTACCAGTTGTTTCTATAGCTGATCCAGCAATATTACCAGAAGTTTTAACCACCGATTTAGCTGTATCTAATACATTCATACCAGATAATGTTGTATTTTTTGTATTAGAATATTTGTAAATAGCATAAATCAAAACTATTAATGCTACACTTCCTAAAATACTTTCTGCATTAATTCCAAAATTTTTTAAAAAATTTTTCTTCGATACCATTTATATAAAATAAATAATATATTATTTTTTAAAATATAATTTTTTTATGAATATTATATTAATTACTATCACTTGAATCCGAATTTATTATATCTGCTAAATTATATTTATTTTTTATAGATTTTGCTTGTAAAAATGCATCAATTGCATTGCTTCTAATTTGTTTAGCTTTTTTTAAGGCCTCTTTATATATTTCTAAATATATTTCATTTTTATTTTTCAATTTTATAGTTGAATCATTTTCTATATTTACATCATTTATTTCTTCTAATATATTTAATTTGGCTAAATCAATTGAATTTTCATGTTTTAATATAGTTGAATTATTGATTTTATGACTTTCATTAGTATTTATATTATCTATATTATAGTCATTTATATTTAACTCATTATCTTGATTGTTTTTATCATTGTTTTTTTTATTATGCAACCCACTTGCTATTTTAATATCTTTTTCACCCTCTTCTTCGCCCTCTTCTTCCTCCTCTTCTTCGCTATCTTCTTCGCTATCTTCTTCGTCATATTCTTCACTTTCGTCTTCGCTATCTTCTTTTACCGCATTATCACCCTTTTCTTCTGTTTCCTTTTCAATAACGTTACCATCGTGATGTGGTTTATTATCTTTATTTAAATTATGTTCGTTAGATGGAGTTATTTTATCAAGAATATTACCATCATCTCTATTAGTATTGTCTGTATTATCCTCGTCGGTATTATATTTACTCTTTAATTTGCCGTCATTAACATCATTAACATCATTAACATCATTAACATCATTAACATCATTAACATCATTTATATCATTAACATCATTTATATCATTAACATCATTTATATCATTAACATCATTAATATCATTAACATCATTAACATCATCATTTTTTTTTTGTTTAGAATTTTCATAATTCTGATTTTTGTTATTTAAATTATTACTAATCATTATATTATTATCTACATCATCATTACAATTATCTAAAATCATAAATTGTTGTAAATATATATCAATATATATATTACCATTATTAATTTTAACACCATTGAAAGATAACATTGGAATAATATTTTTATCATAAGTATAATTTTCAATATTTAATATATTATTATTTTCATCACAGCATAAAATCTTATTGTAATTAACATTACATTTCAAAATTATATTTTCTCTATTATTATAATATCTAATTGTAGGTATAAATATATCTACAATATCATCACGTGTCATATTATCAGAATCATAAAACCATAAATTTTTATTATTATATATTGTATCAATAACATAATTTTCTAGTTTATCAACAAAATTAAATAAATTTTGATTAGTATTATTATTATTATACACCAATTCTGTATAACATTTATTATTGGTTTTTATGATACCAGATTTTGTAATAGTTTGATTCAATTGAATATATAAATTAGTATTAATATCTCCATACGTAATTCTAGAAATATAATTATTTTCAGATAATATTTTAGGATAGCCTAAAATAACTTTATTGAAATTGCATACATCATTAATATTTAATATTGATTTTTTCATTAAATATAATATTTGTATTTTTTTAAATAAATATTAAATTTAATATATATATATTAAATTGGATAATAATATGATAATAGAATTAATACTTAATATATTAAATTCATATACAGAATCAAATAATAAGTTAAATAAATATTCGTTAAATGAAAATGAATTAAATAAAACACAAATATATAATAATAATAATAATAATAATAATAGTTTAATAGATATTTTATTTAATAAAGATATCTATATATATTTTATATTTTTTATCATATTAATTTTGATTTTGACTACTATTAATTTAGGAATATTAATAATATCACTTAATTCAAACAAAAAAATAATTAAATTATTAAAAAATACCAAACAATAAATAATGCTTATTTATTTATAAAAATAAATAATATATATATATATTATTATATTATGGTTTGTAAAGGTGGCAGAAGAGGAGGCATTTTAAATGAGATAGCTGTTCCTGGTATTTTATTAGCAGCTAATCAATTATCAAAAAAAAAAGGATTTACTGTATTTTCATCTAAAAAATTTAACAAATCGAAAAAATCGAAAAAATCGAAAAAATCTAAAAAATCTAAAAAAAGAGTATCAAAAAAAACAAAAAGATCTAGTAAATCCAGAAGAAGAAAATGAATTAGTACAAATAAATAAAGAAATACAAATAAATAAAGAAATAAATATATAAATAAATAAATATATAAATAAATATATATTTATTTATGCTTGAAAATAAAATAAAATCGTGGGTTTTATTAGATAATAATATTAATACTATCAATAAAGAATTAAAAAAAAAACGCGAAGAAAGAAATGTTATATGTAATGATATAATAAATATAGCCGAAAACAATGATTTAACAAATAGAAAAATTAAAATAAGTGATGGTATTCTAACATTTAATAACACGTGTTCATATAAACCTATATCATATAATTTATTATATGAATGTTTTTTAGAATATTTTAAAGATGACGATAAATGCGATGAATTATTAGAGTTAATAAAAAATAAAAGAGAAAAAAAAATAAATAAAATAATAAAACGTACATATAACCAAATAAATAAATAATTATAATTATATATATTAAGTATAATGTTCGCATTTATAGATGGTAAAAAAGATCTAGGTTTTATAAATAATTTAGTTCCAAAATATGAAAAAGAAAAAGAAAATGAAAACAATACAAATAGTATAAATATAATAGAAAATATAAAAAACGAATTGGTTCCAATTGATATAATAAACAATTTTATAAAAAATAATATTACTGTAAATAATAAAACACAAAAAAATAGAAAATATAAAATTAAAAACACATTAAAATCAAAATCTAAACAACTCAAAAAAAGTAAAACATATAAAAATACAAATATAAAACTAAACAAAAACAAAAAAAAAACAAAAAAACAAATATAAATTAATTTAAACAAAATTAATATATAAATAAACAATTAAGAAAAATGGGCTTTAAATATAATTGATCACGTACAACTTATACTTTTGATATTAATTTAAAAAGTAATATCAAAAGTATATTATATATTTTATAAAAAAATCTATTATATATTTTTCATTAAATAATTATTGTACAATTCAAATAATTCTTTACTAATTTTTTTGTAAGTATTATCAAATATTTCATTATCATTATCATTATTATTATTATTATTATTATTATTATTATTATTATTATTATTATATAATATATTGTTAGTAACAGTACAAATATAAGCATTATATTCATCTGAGCATAATAAATTATTAAATAGTAAAGTATAGGTAAATATAAGCATATTAAATTTATTTTTTATATCATAACTAATAATCGTCTTATATTTTTCATAAAAATATACTATGAAAGTAATATAATTTTTATTATTATATAAATATTCTATCAAATTTATCTTATCAGAAAAGCTATAGTTATTAATATTATTTTCTATAACTCGCATATTATTACTAGGAATTGTATAAGTTAATAATGAATAATTTGTAATATCATATATTGTATTGAATAATTTAATATCACTAACATTTCTCAAATTTCTTTTAAATTTTTTGTAATATATATCTAAATTCATATATTTTTTTATTAAATATTGTAGGTCATCTGGTAAATATATGTATATATTTCTAACTTTTTTATTAATATAATATCTTCTGTAATTTTTTTGAATTAATAAAGCATCATTATTTAATACTATATTCATGATATAATAAAATATTTATATTTTTATTATATTATATTGCATTACATTTTTATATTTTTATATTTTTATATTTTTTATTAATTTTTGTTATTATAAATAACAATAGAAAATCCAATAAAGCATAATAACATACCAAATAAAGAGAATATATCAATATATTGTTTAAATAAAATACTAGCTAATATAATTGTTAATATAATACTAAAATTTATTATTAACTGACAATAACTAATGTTTTTTACTGTTTTTACAGCAAAATTTAAACATATATTATAAAATAATATTGTCATACTTATTGCAAACGATAACAATAATAATATTTTTATATTTTTATCAAATATAAATTCTTTGTATTCTTTATTGTTATAAACAATATATATTAATGAATATAATCCTAAAAATAAAAAAGTAGTTAATATTACTAAATGATTACAGTTTTTAGTATATAAATTTATATATTTATTCATTATTACATGAATACTAGTTGCCAACATCGCGATTAATGATAATATAACCCAATTATCCATATATCATATATATATAATTTTATAAAATTATTAATTTATTCTATGGTATACCATTTATCTTTATTAAAAGGTGTTATCAAAACATTACCTAATCTTCGTTTCCAATATTCCACGCGATTTTCAAATATAACTTCTTTGCTTGATTTTGGCTTATAATCTGTTACTTCCGAATGGCTCAATTCTAATTCGCTTTTTTTTGGTTTAAATCCATAACAATTTGCTCCAAATTTCATATATGTATTATTAACATACATACCATTAACACCTACAAACCCACAATCATATTTTGTTTTGTCATTTTTATTTAATTCGTCAAATTTATTCTGTGATGTTGGGTATATTGCTAATTGGTCTTGACTCCAACCATAACTACACCAATTTGCTCCATTTTTTTGTGCATTTTGTAATTGTTCATATGATGCTAAATCAGAATTCATTGATTTACATATAGCATTTGCATCGTTATAAGTAAATCTTGAACCAGGAATATGGAATACTTCTTTATTCATAATATTATTACTTATATCTGTATTTTCTTGTGGTTTTTTAGATGATGTTAGTTGATCAAGTTCATTATCTATATCAATTTCATTATCTTCATCTATTATTCCACTATTGTTTATATTATCATCTATTTTATTATTATTGCTAGTATTATTATTTGTATCATTCTCTGATATGTTATTGAATATTATAATATTATTCAATAATTTATTAATAACTTCATCTTCATATTTAATATTAAAAACCACATAATATAATTCTTTAAGTATATTAAAATTAAAAAAATAATTTATAAAATTTACTATTACAAAAAGGACAAAGAAAAATATTGCAAACAAATTAATAAATACTATTATAGAAGAAGGTAAAAATTTTCCTAAAAAATAATATATTATTAAATATAATACTAAAATAACAAATATTTTGATTAACGAATATAAATTATTACTGTTATTTTGTTCGTTATAATCAGTATTTATTTTATCTTTTTCCTTATCTGTTGTTGAATTATTATTCAAATTATTTGTATCAGTTTTAATCATTTTTTATATATTAAAATATTAAAAAAATAATAATATTCTGAATAATAATAAAAATAATTATTTTTTAGTATAAATAAAACTATATATGTTATTATTTATTATATTTTTTGCTACTCTTATATGTTGATCATTTATATTATAAAATTCGTTGTTTTTTTTTATAGCACATGTATAATGACCAGACATACAATCCCCAAAATGGTATATTATACTGGTTAAATCATATATATATTCATTATCATTATCTTTATCATTATCATATATATATTTATTCAAATTAATATTTTCAATAGGTGAATCAACTATATGATTAAGTTTATTATTATAATTATCAAATCTATTGAATACAACTATTAATATATTAGGTAAATTCCATAATTTATTATATTTATAAACTTTTTCATAAGCCTTTGTTTTTTCATTATAAAACGAATTATCCGAATTTAATAATTCTTTTTTTACAAAAAAATCAAAACAATCATAAATAGTTATATTTTTATTATTTATTAAACATAAATCTAATATCATAAATGTTTGAAAATTTAATGATAATATTTCTGATGTATTATACGATTCAATAAATGACAAATATGAACCATAAAACAAGTCTATTATTTCAGATTTATTATTATAATTATATTCTTTTATTTTTTCATCTATATATTTAATATTATTTTTCAAAAAATATTTATTATTAACATCAATATTTGTTGAAATATTATTACTAGAAGACTTGTTTTTCTTAATTGAATTATTAAAACAATCTATAATAAAAAATAAAAACTCAACAACATCGCCTTCATTATTTGTATAAAATGATAATTTTTTTTGTACAGATATATGATTTATGCAATAAATAAATCTTTTTGGGGATATAATTATATTATTATTATTATTATTATTATTATCATATTTCATTTCAATTAAATTCAAAAATTCATTAGTTATAACATCGTCGTGATTATCATTTTTATAATTATTTTTATTATTTTTTAATATTTTTTCTAATGGTTTTATATTATTTAATATTTGAATACAACAGTTAATATAACATGTATTACCTAAATTAATTAACCCTATCATATTACTCATTATAAGATATTAAATAAGATATTATTAATTATTTGAACATATTATATTTTTAATAATTATTTAAACATATAATATTATTATTTATAGAATATGAACCAAGAATATATTGAAAATTATACCGATAATACAATTGGAACTATAAATAGAATTATAACTTTAAATTCACAAATAGTTAGTTATATGGCTAGTTTCAATACGCATGTATCAAGTATGAATTATATAAATTATCTATCAAATAATAATCAAAATAATGAAAATATTCAAAATAATCAAAATATTCAAAATAATCAAAATAATGAAAATAATCAAAATAATCAAAATATTCAAAATAATCAAAATATTCAAAATAATGAAAATAATCAAAATAATCAAAATAATCAAAATAATGAAAATATTCAAAATAATCAAAATATTCAAAATAACAATACGGGAGTTGATGAAGTCAATAACAATGATGAACCCAATAACAACGATGAAATAAATTATTACAATAATTTATTTAATACATATAAAAATTTGTCTACAAACAATATTTCTAATATCATTGAAACCGGTTTAGATTATACTACATATAATAATCAAAATGAAGAACACGAAGAAAATATATGTGCTATTACAAAAGAACAATATAAAAATGGCGAAAAAATAGGAACAATAAAAAAATGTAGTCATTCATTTAATTATGATAATATACATAAATGGTTATCTAAAGATTTAAGCTGTCCATTATGCAGGCACCGTTTAATAGATGAGTCTAATTATATAGAACTTATAAATAATGATGAAAAATTAATATTAACACGCGAACAATTTTTAAATTTAATGAAAGATTATTATAATATAGATGCTAGACTTTTGGTAGGAAATATTTCCTCACCAATTCACATATAAAATATTTCAGAATTATTTATAAAAAATTATTTAAATATAATTAATTATATTTAAATAATATTACATGAACAATGATATAAAATAAACAAATTGTAATCCATATTTTTATAGCGAGATATTTATGGCTTTATCGCTTATTCCATTTATTTTTACCAGTTATCCATTTTCACATAATGGTTGGATTGGAATATGTGTATTTTCAAATGGAGCACTATATCATGTTAACGCGGTATTCAATACAAAATTTAGCAAGGTATTGAAATATAATGATATTCTATTTAATATATATGGATGTATATATATTAATATTTTAACACACGAACAACCTTATACATTTTTAATTACATTATTATCTATATTTTCGTGGGTAGCTAATATAAAATATAATTATACAATAATTCATATAGTATTAGTACAATGGTCACTATGTATGTTATTATATAATTATGAATTTCATGTATTTGATATAAATCAATAACATATAAATTATTGTAAAGCAGCAAATGGATCGTTATATGGTAGAATAACAGTTTTTGTATTTACATATTTTTTAATATATTTTGATAAAAATTTTTTATCAACAGTAATTCCGTACATATATTGATTAAACCAGTCATTTGACATATAATAATATCCATCAAACCCTGACAATTTACCATGAGAATTTTCTATATAAAAACCATTATTTTTTTTATTTTTATCATTTGTATAGCCTTTAATAGTTACAGCATGATTAGGATAGCTTGTTCTATATATTAAAGAATCACATTTATTCATTATATTATTAAAACCAAAAACATCTTTATAATTAAAAGCATTTTGATCTAAAAACCCATTGTATCTTGATCTAAATTTATTCCAATCAATAGCTACCATAACAGCTTCATTATTATCTATAGATTTAATACACATTTCATGTAAAACAGAAATAGGAACATTTAAATAACCATCAGTATGAAGACTAATTTCATTATTATAATTTTTGTAATATGGTTTACATGGATAATTAATTAAACAAATTTTATCATTTACATTATATGGAACATATTTTTTATAAAAATCTATAGGTTTAATATTTTGTACAATATTATATTTCTGTTTATTTTTAATTATAGAATAATATTCCCATGTTATATTTTTCGGAGGTTCGCCTAAAAATATTACTAGTATCTTGTAACAATCATTTAATATTTGTTCTTTCAAATTATTCATATTTTTAGTGTCTGTTTTTCTTATAAGGTTTGCCGCTTTTTTTAAATAATTTGATAAGAAAGATGATAATTCTTTTGAATTAGCACTATGATACAAATCTTTCATATTATGTTTAGGAATTAATCCATATTTATTGACTAACATTTTAAATAATGGCCATGTTCCGCCATCCGAAATTCCTTCATTTAATATATGAATAAGCTTATTATCATTATTAGATAAATGTTTATTTTTTGCTATTAAATTAATAAAATAATTAGCTTTTTCTAATTTATCATAAAAAAATAAAAATGTTTCACTAAACTCAAAATTTTTTAATTTATATTTTTTAATCATTTTAAATCTTATTACGTTTAATGACGAGAATAACCAACATCTTCCTGATCGTTTTTGATCTGTTATTATACTTTCAACATCTATAAATTTTTTGAATATTTGTTTGTTTTTTTGATTATAATCAGCTTTTTCAATAAGTTTAAAAAATTGTCCTTTTGTATTAACATTTTTTAAGATTTTATTAGTTTTATTATTATTAAAATTTTTTGAATATCTTTTCAAATTTTTAAATGTTATATTTTTTTCATACATATATATATATATATATATATATTATAACAATAATATATATATGTTATAACAATAATATATATATATGTTATTAAATTGTAATTGGTCCAAGCATTTGTGACAAATAATCATCGTCATTTGAGACGGTTTTTTGTCTTGACTTTTTTGAAGTTCTTTTCCTTCCACGAGCTTGTTTTGGTATCATTCCACGAGCTTGTTTTGTTATCGTTGATTTTATTATACCCCTATCTTGCATTTTTTTTAATATATTTCGATGATATTGAATACGATGTAATAACATATTTCTTGTAGCGTTTTTTTTAGTTAGAGAGTAGTTCTTTATACGTAGACTTGAACGAACCTCAGTCTTTATCTTATCTAGTTCTTTTAATTGACTTTTTAAATATGTTTCTTTTTCTTCAACTTTAACTATTATTTCTGTTGCTATGTCCTTTAAAGATGCAATAGCAGAATCCATATTATAAGCATTACTCGCTTTGTGATGAGTTCCTACTCCATCTCTTTTATTTATTATTGTTGTATGTGTCATTATTTATATTATATAAAGAGAAAAAAAAACTAAATCTATAATTTGATATTTCCATTTTTATATATATTATTGTCATAATTATTATATCTTTTATTGTGAGCTTGTAATTTTTTAAATCTAATATAATCAGAACCATCGTATACAAATCTAGGATTACCAGAATAACTAGCATCTCCTGAACGACTTAATGAACCTCCTATTTTTGTGCTAGAAAATCCTAATATATTATGACCGCTCATTTTATTTGGTTCATCTCCGTATTTTATATTAGTAGCGCCTTTATCATATCCTAAAACATCACCAGCATTAGTTGCTGTTCTAAATGGTCCTAATACATTTTTAGGATATACTAACGGTGATGAATTTAAACCAGAATTATATATATTACCGAATGATCTAATAATAATACGAGTATTCGTTGCTAAAGAACTATCAGAATTATGAGGTAGTATATAATTCGCTTTATTTTTTATTGTATTCATTTCTACTTTATTGTATTTGAACATCACTTTATAATATAGTATAATATATTATAAAATAAAATAAAATATTATAGAATAAAATATTATAAAATAAAATATTTTATTCATATAACATTATATGATATATTATTCAATATTATATCAAAATTATAAGATAAATCATTAGGTGGATCATTATTATTGTATTCGATAAGTTTGTTGAAATTATATTCACGTTCATATGAATTAGAACCACCATCCATTCTAAAATTCACCATATCTATTCTAGGATCATAGAATAAAACTTTTATATATCCCATACCATCATATCTGAATCCGATATCTATTATATTAATATTTTGTGATTTATAATTTTCATATATTTTAACTATGTTAGGTAATGACATAAAAGTCCAGTTATTGATATATATTTCTTTATCTATTGTTTTACAATAGATATAAAAATTTATAATATATTTTGGTAAAAAATTTAAATTAATTTCAATATATTCATCTATTTTTAGATAGTCTTCATTACAATTATTTGATGTATCATCTATTTGTAAAAAAAAAGGTTTGTTATTTGAATTATAATTTTTAATACCCAATTTTATATCTAAATAATCATATTTCTGCATTTTGATTATATAATAATTATAATTATTTTTAAGTTAATTTTTAAGTTAATTTTTATATTATTCACATAATATTCTAGGGGCAATATTCATAGAAATTAGTTCTTGAAATAATAATTTACACGCATATGGAATTTCAATATATTTAAAATCAGTTTTGTTATCACAGTATTTACATTTATAAATTGATTCTTTTTCATTATATTGACAAATCATACCACATTTATTACACACATGCACATTATAACAATCTGATGAATTATATAATCTATCTTTTGTAAATCTTGATGTTCCATGCGAAATCATTGCATCTCTTTCCATTTCACCAAATCTTAATCCACCATCTCTTGATCTTCCTTCAGCTGGTTGACGTGTTAAATTTACCATAGGACCAATACTTCTACTATGCTGTTTATCATTTACCATATGTTTCAATCTTTGATAAAATGCAGGACCAATAAATATATTAGATTCTAATTGTTCACCAGATAATGCATCATACATTACTTCGTTACCGGTTGATTCGAATCCAACATTTTGTAATTGGTCAATAATAAAACTAATATCTAAATTATTAAAACTAGTTCCATCACCAAATAAACCTAATTGTAATAAAACTTTACCTAAAATTGTTTCTTTTAATTGAGCAATTGTCATACGACTTGGAATAGCATGTGGGTTAATAATAATATCTGGTCTAATACCATCGGCTGTAAATGGCATATCTTCCTCTGGGATAATATTGCCAATAGTTCCTTTTTGTCCGTGGCGACTACTAAATTTATCACCGATAGTAGGTTTTCTATAATTTCTCAATCTTACCTTACAAAAGTTATAACCATCTCCATTTTTATTAATTAAATTTTTATCAATATATGTTTCTTCATTTGTTCGGTAAATACGACTTTCATCCTGAAATTTTATTGTTTTTGTAAAATCATTTTTATTTTCTTTAATAGGAGCTATTTTACCAATAATAACATCCCTATCTTCTACTAATTTATCTTTATCTATTACGCCATTACTATTTAATTTGTTGTAATTAGCAAACTTCATATTTTTTGTCTTACTGCTATCAGGCTTACATCTAGTTTCTTCATTTCCAAATAATTTTTTATCTTCATCCTTTTCTGTATGATATATTGTTGCTGAAAATAAACCTCTATCAATTGAACCCTTATTAAATAAAATACTATCTTCTTGGTTATAACCAGTATAACTAGCAATAGCAACAATAACTTGACATCCAGATGGTATAGTATTTAATTTTAAAATATTCATAATTCTAGTATCTACCAATGGTCTCATTGGATATGTTAATACATATGCCGTTTTGTCCATTCGTGATTGGAAATTGGTAACATACATTCCCATTGCTTGTTTACCCATTGCTGATTGATAAGTATTTCTAGGTGACTGATTATTTTCTGGAAAAGGAATACAAGATGCTAAAATACCAAAAATAGAACTTGGATGAATCTCCATATGCGTATATTTGTAATTTTTATTTTTTATTAAATCTTCTTCATTCATAGCAATTAAAATATGTTCTTGTTCAATTGCATCAACGTATTCTACAATTGATTCATTATCATTAATAGTAATTAATAAATCATAAAAATTTAATGTATTATTTTTCATTTTATCAAGAATATATTTGTTATATAAAGGTTTTCTATCTTTTAATTTTAGTAAAGGACGTGTTAATCTTCCAGCTTCATTACAAACTCTGATTTCTAATAATTTTGTATCAAATATAATAGATGTATAAATATTTAAAATACCTCTGTATTTTTTAGTTTTTAAATCATAATATAATTCTACTGGATCATCTGTTACGCCTTGATATATACCATTAATAAATACTTTTACTTTGTCTTCGTAATTATTATTTACATCATAATATACTTCGTTTATTTTTTTATCATTAACAATAAATTTCTTCACATATTCATATAATGCATCTGAATGAGAATATATTGTAATATGTGCTAAATAGCTAAGATTTTTTACAACACCAACGCTTGCTCCCTCAGGTGTCTCTGCTGGGCATAGAAATCCCCATGAAGAATTATGTAATCTACGAGGAGGAACTAATTTTCCACTTTTATCAATAGGCGTATTAATTCTTCTTAAATGACTAAGACTAGAAATATATGTTAATCTATTAAGAACTTGCGCAACTCCAACTTTATTTGTATTTAATTGTTTAATACCAAAATCACCAGTAGCTAATGCTCTCTTAATTCCATTTTCTATTGTTGTTGATTTAACTATTTTATAAATATTTGTATTATTAATTATATTTTCATAATTTTCATTTGATTTCCAAGAACCATTATTTATTTCTTTAGTAATTTGTTTTACCATGTCTTTAACCAACTTATTGAAATAATTACGAAATAAATTATTCAATAAATTACCGGTTAAATCAATTTTTTTATTTATATATGAATCCCTATCGCTTGGTGGTAATAAACCACAATATGTCTTTAATAATATATTTGTCATATAACCTAACATATAAATCTTTTTATTATTACATTTACAATTTGGAAAAATATCATTGTCTAATACATCTAATGTATAATCTCGCTTCTTTTTCAATCCCGCTTCTTTATCAATATTTATCGGATTATAAATAATCGATGTCAAAACATATTTAATTGCATCATCTTGTGTTAAACATGTGTTAGCGTCTACAATAGATGCTTTTAAATAATATAACAATTTTTTTCTTTCTTTATTGTTTTCAATAATTTTATCATCAATGTTTATTAAAATTTTCTCGCATATTTCTTTATCACTTATAATATTAAAAGCTCTGAAAATAATGAATAATGGAATTGGATTCTTTAATCTCGGAATTTGCAAATAAATTGCATTTCCAAAACCATTATTTTTTGTGGCAATCATTAAATTTATTTGTTTAGGAGATATACATTTCCAATCAGGAACACATTTTATTTCTGAAATCCAAGACCATTTTGTACTATTTTTTGATATATTAAAACAATATATCTTATTTTCTGATGCTCTCTCTTGTCCTAATACTGTTTTTTCTGAACCATTAATTATAAAATATCCTCCTGGATCCATATAACATTCATATGTTTCATCTGTTGATAATTGTTTATATTGAGATAATACACATATATTAGATTTTAACATTACTGGTATCCTACCAAAATTAATATTTTTCAACATTTTTTTGTATTTTACTACATTTTTATAATCTTCCCCATTTGTAACAATATATTCAATATCTAAATCTAACATTAATGCCGACGAATATGTAAAATTTCTTGTCCTTGCTTCCTGTGGAAATAAAATTTTTGTAGCCCCGTTATTTTCATATATTTGAGGTCTGAATAAAGCCAGATTTTTAAAATTTATTTCTATTTTTAATCGATATAAATCATGTTCTTTAATATAATCATTTTCCGAACAAATAACTAATGGATTGAACATTTCTACCGTTTTATTAATTTCTAATTCTATAAAATTATTATATGATTCAAGTTGATGCTTAATCAATTGTTGCAAATGATTGTTTTTAAAATATGAATTAATAATCATCCATGGTATTTCTGACTTATCAATATCTTTAAATAACTCATCGTTTGAATTAGTATTATCCATAACGATTACCAATTTATTATATAATACTAGCTTTAAATATTAATCTATATCAATTTAATTTTATAAATTTTTTTTTTTCATTTTAATTAAAATATTTATGTTTTATTCTAATTTAATAAATATAAAAAATATATATCTATGTCTTCATTAAAAACATTACAAATAGATCCTAATCTATTTTCTATGGGTAAAAAAAAAAAAAGTAAAGAAAACAAAAAAAAATATATTAATAACGATAATAATGTGAATAATATTAACATTGATAAAATGAAAAAAAAATTTTTACAAAATATTAAAAATCATGAAAAAAATAATAATACTGAAATTAAAGAAAACAATATTAATAATAATAATAATACTAGCCATAATATTCAGTCGGATTTTGATGATGAATTTAATAAATCCATGATGTTTTTAGATAATTTACACATAAATAATAAAAAAAATAAAAGAACTAACAAAAGAAAAGATGATATATTTGTTAATACTAAAATATCTAATGAATTAAGACCTAACCATACTAAAAAAAGAGTTTCGTTCAAAATCAACGATGAAATATTATTTAATACAAAAATAAATAATACCGATATTAATACTGATATTAATAATGATATTAATACTGATATTAATAATGATATTAATAATGATATTAATACTGATATTAATAATGATAATGATATTAATAATGATAATGATATTAATAATGATATTAATACTGATATTAATACTGATATTAATAATGATAATGATAATGATAATGATAATGATATCAGTATAATCAATAATATAAAAGCCGATATAAAAACCGATATAAACAAAAAAAACAAATATAAAAAACCTAAAAAAAATAAATATAATTTGAAAAAAACTACAAAGACTTTCAAATATAGATTAGGTAAATATGACAGAAAAATTGGAGTTTTGATAAAAAATAGAGAAACTATTAAAAAAATAAACAATGAAAAAACAGAAATGCAAAAAAAAAATCTACAAGAAATCAAAGATTTTTTATGTAAAAAAAATTTTATTAAATTAGGATGTAATGCTCCGCCTGATGTTTTAAAAAAAATGTATGAATCTTGCTTATTAACTGGTAATTTAGAAAATACAAATACTACCAATATGGTACATAATTATTTAAATTTATAAATTCACCTATAAACCATAAAGATATGACAATTTGTACAAATAATATTAATACAAATTTACGCGTAACCCAAAAATATGGCCAACTAGGAAATAATGTAATTAAATAAATACCTAGTAAAAATAATGCAAAATTATAATAATTTATTTGTAATAATTTATTGAAGTCTGTCGTATAATAAAAATATTTATTTTTATTTGAAAACCTTACTGATTTTTTTTTAGCATTTACACCAGTACTTTCACTAATAAATGCACTATCTCCAGCAGTTGCTCTTGTATTTTTTTTTGTTTTTATATATGAAGATTTCGTAAATATTGGAACTAATACTAGTAAATGAATAATTATTAAATAAGTTGAATTTTGTATTTTTATAGGACTCAACAATATTAATATTGTTCCTAATATAGCTACTACAAACATGTATATAGTAATAATTGGTCTGGCTAACGGATACATATAATACAAAATAGGTAATAATGGTATTAATATATATGAATAATAATATTGAAAAAAATATTTAAATGTTTCTTTTGGTATCCCTATATTAATTAATATACTTTCAATATATTTTCTGAAAAAAATTTCAATAGCATTTGTTTTATCTAAAATCATATAATTTATTGTATTATTATTATTTTTTTATATATAATTTTATAAAAATATAAAACAAAAAAATAAATAAAGCCGAATAGTATATATTGCGTATATAATTTGGTCCGTTAAATTCTTTTATACTGTTTATATAATTTGAATATTCATTTATATTCTCAAAAGAGTCACATTGTATGGTTGCTCTATTATATTCATCTGGTATTCTATCATTTATGTGATTGTGTGGGTTATTCTTTAAATAATTAAATATATCCATCGACGCATTATCATCCGCGCCTATATTTATTGAAAATGGTCCACCCAGTGGAGCAATTCGTAAACCTTGTTCATAGCAAGTATTTACCGTATGTGATTTACATTCTATTACCGGGTTTAAAACTGCGCTTAGGGTTTTAACGGTTGTAGCTATGTCACCTACTTGACAACTCAATAACCCACTAGACCCTTGATCAATATTACATAGTGTATTGTTCGCTATATATACATGCTTAGATGTATCATCTTTACATTTTTGTCCTGTTTTTGTAAAAAATATTTCTCCATTATATTTATCCAATATAGCATCGTTGTTTGTAACTAATGATCCAGCAAACTTTTTTGCCGATGACATACGTGACATAGCCGAACTACTTGTCTTCGCCATAGCCGCTACTTCATTACCTGGTCTTAGTGTAGTATTAAACAATTCCTTATCCCCTATTGTATCATATTTACATTGATATGCTTGACGTCCCATATAGTAAGTTATTATATATTTATATAATAAATAATTGTATAAATATTTATAAATATTTATATATATGTATTTAGAAAATATCAATATTAATTTTATCCAACCATAGAGATAAAATTATCTGAGCTATCACCTCCTTTTTTTGAACTCTTATCTACTTTACCAACCCCTTTTTTAATTTTATCAACATTTAAATTTTCAATAAATTTTTTTTTATTAAATAAAAAATATAAAAAATATAAAAACATTATAAATATCAGTATAATTAAATAATTATCTAATAAAATTAATAATATATTTTCATTATTATAATAAAATTTTCGAATAAAATTAAATATTTTATTATTGTTTATTTTTTTTGATGAAGTTTTCATTATATATATATAATATATTATTATATATATATATATATACTGATGTTAAATTTTGTAATTAAAAATAATATAAGAGGTAGATATAGAACACATAATGGAACAACTTGGAAAGACAATATTAATATGATAAATTATAATGGTTATGCAAATAAAAAAACGGAATCATTAAATTCGACTAATAATAATTATGTTTTATCTAGATCGGAAAGTAATCTCTGTCAGCCTAATTATCAAAAAAATATTATACATTATAGAAAAGAATTAGTGGATGGTGCTTGTCTTACACAATATGTAATGCATGATGTTAAAACGGACGATGTAAATGATATTAATATTTATGCTAAAAAAGCATATAATTTAATAACAAAACCAACAAATACTATATTATCTAATGATATAAAATATAGTTCTTCATACAAAGAATATTTAAGAAAAAATAATTTAACTTATGAACAAAATTTATATGATCATAGTTTTAATTGTATAAACCTAGTATCAAATAGCGATATAACAACATGTGATAAACAATCTATAAAAAATTTTGAATTTATTGAAGCAAATAAATATCCTGATTTAAAAAGATTTAATAATGAAAGTAATAAATATAATACTATAAATACAAGACAAACCTGGGGTCCTATAACTAGTTCTGGATTAATAACTGAAAAAAAATATGCTGCTATAAAATCTAGTATTATATCAAATAACAAAATATGCTGCACGAATGAAGATTTTGATTTTAATAAAAATATGGTTTTAAAACAAAAAGAAGATTGTTTTATTCAAAATAAATGTATAAATCTACCAGGATCAGGTAAAATTAAAACCGGTAGAGGAGCAAAAACTAGAATATTAAAATAAATTTATAATTTATAATTGTTTTCTAAATATATTTTATTTATAGGCAAATCATATTTATTACACCAATTAATAGATTTCATTATATTATTATTAACCAACATATTTATTTTGCTATTTATATTTTCTAAATTTTTGTTTGAATTTTTCTCATTAATTAAATTTATAGTATTTTTTATATTTTCAATTTGTTGATGTCCATATGTTATATTAATTTCTTCAAATTTCAAGATATAATATTTAGGTATAGATACGTTGATCAATGAATCAATTTCATTTATATTATCTATAATATATGAAAAATTTTTTATAATATAATTTCTTACATTTTCATTTCCTGCATATTCTTTACATATCAAATATTTTTCAGAATTAGCTAATCTACTTGTATTGGGTTTGTAAACATAAATTGATTTGTATAAACACGATAATAAATAAACACTTTCTAATATTATTTTAGTAAAGGTATCAAAAATTTTCAGTATAAATGTTCCTTTTGGTTTTTGTAAAACAATAGCATATAAAATTTGTGTAACAATTAATTTTGTTGATATTTCTTCTTGTTTATTAAAATCAATAGAAAAATCAAACCCTCCATCTGCTGTTATATAATTCATAGAACTACTGTATTTTGATAAAATAGATAAAAAATTATTGTAACTAAATAAATTACCATCATTATCTTTACCATAATCTATTTGTATATTTTTATTATTTGATAAATAAATTTGACTTGATTTCCACGATGGAACATTTATATCATTAGAAATTAGCGTTATACCATAATAGTTGTCTTCATAATTATTTCTAATATTACAAAATGCTTCTATAAATCCACCCGGACCCTCTGCTAGATGCATTGAATTTATAGGATTCTTTTCGGTTAATAAATCAAATACATGAATAATTTCTATCATTTTAAAAAATGATCTAGATAATGGTTTATATTTACAAATTGGAAGTTTTTTGGTAGTTACTGATGTATGTATATATTCATAAGTATTTGTATATTTTTTAAATGTATCCCATTCATCAATATGATTTTTTATATTTTTTTTTATATCATTCAAGCAATGATTTAATGATTTTGATATATATATATTATCATCAATTGGTATATTGTCTTTATCATTTTTTATTTTTAATTTAATTTCTATATTGGTGTTATATATTTTAGGTAGATACAAATATGACATATTTTCAAATTATATTATTAACAATATAAATAATATAATTTTAAATATATTTCAATATAATTAAAAATAATTTATTTTTATTAAAATAAAATAATATAGATTAGTTATGTGTTTTTCAGCGGAATCTTCAATAACTGCTTATATTTTAGGATCAATTGCTTCTTTATATTTATTAATTAAAGGAGATAAATATGATAAACATATTGGGTTATTTTCATTGATCTTTATTCAAATTCAATTAGCCGAATTTTTAATGTGGATTGATCAATCTTGTAATAAAAATATTAATCATTATGCAACAATTTTTACGGATTATATGTTAATTTTACAACCTATGTCTATTATAATTGGTGCAATATTATTTAAAACTACAAATATATCAAAAAAATTATTGTATTTTTTTGTATTAATTATAATTTGTTTTATAATTAATAGTACAATAGATATTATTTATAATAAAAAATATTTATGTTCAAAATCAATAAACAATGGTCATTTAGAATGGGATATTATTAAAGAATATAATTTATATTATCACCCTAATTTTTTCATTTTTACTTATTTTGTTATCTCTTTAATATGGTTATTTTTAAAAAATAAAAAAGGATTATTTGTATTTATATTTGGTATAATTAGTTTATTATTTGGATTAAATAATAATTATAGATTTGATTTTGATCAATGGGAATCTAAATGGTGTTTTTATGGTGTTTTGCTTCCTGGTTTAATAATAATTTATAATAAAATTAAATAATTGTAAATATCTTATCTTAAAAATAATTTATTTTTATTTATTTTTATTTATTTTTAAGATTCTACCGTTAATGATTTCGTTTCTTTAGGTGTTTTCGTTTCTTTAGGTGTTTTCGTTTCTTTAGGTGTTTTTGGTTCTTTTGGTGTTTTCGTTTCTTTAGGTTCTTTAGGTGTTTTTGGTTCTTTTGGTGTTTTTGGTTCTTTTGGTGTTTTCGTTTCTTTAGGTGTTTTTGGTTCTTTTGGTGTTTTTGGTGTTTTTGGTTCTTTTGGTGTTTTTGGTTCTTTTGGTGTTTTTGGTTCTTTTGGTGTTTTAGATTTTTTTGAAAGTTGTTCTGATTCTTTTAATGATTTATCTTGTGCTTCTTTTTGTGCGTCTTTAAGTTCTTGTGTATCAATTTTTTCAATAGATTCTGTTATTTTTTCAATTTGGTCTTCAATTTTTTTACTTATATTTTTATCGACATCCTTGATAGCTGTTTTAATATTTGCAGTATTATTTCTTATTTTCTTAAAAATAAAATAATTATTTAAAAATGATATTTTTTTTTCTTCTGAAGACATGATATTTGCTTTTCCTAAATGATTTAAAGAATTAGGGTCTTTATTGCTTGACTCAGTCATAATATTATATAAATTTTCAAAAGAACCAATGCTACTTTTTAAATTTTTACTCTTAAGCTCATCATCGTCTAATAAAACAAAACCATAATTTTCTAATAATCTAGTTAAATAATCAAAATTAACAAGATATTCTTTAATTTTTTTATTAATAGTTTCTTGAAAAATAGAAATTTCATATCCTAGACAAGATTCATCATTTTTGAATACTGTATGTTCATAATTTTTTGTTATTTCCCATATTTTATTATCCTGATTGAACAAACTTAACGATTCGCCTTTATTAACTGTTTTCAACATATTAAATACATTAGTTCCATCAAAACAAGTTCCAATAAAATAACCATTTAATGCTGTACATTCTGAAATATTATTTAAAAATCCATGTAATTTATCTTCGTTTTCAAACATATAATGTAACCCAAATTGAATAGAACTAATATTAAATCCGTCTTTAGCAATACCATAATTTTTATAAACACCCTTTCCTAATGAATCGTTTTTTATACCCATACCGAAAATTGCTTTGGTTATTATTTTATATTTATCAGAAAATATAGCATCTGTATTTTTTATATTTTTAGAAGAATCGCCATTTATAAAAAGAACACTCGGAAATTTTTCAAATTTTTTTGAATAATTTAAATATCTAGAACAAGCACCATCTATTCTATTTTCAATATTATCTTTACTTAAATCTATACCAAAAACAAATTTTAATTTATTATTTATCCATTTAGGTAAATCGCCTGCTTTACCAACCGCATAATCAATCATAGTATCTTCTTCATGTGAAACCGAATTAATCAATAAATTTTTAACATATAAATTATGGAAATCTCTTAATGCGCGCGTATGTGATATGTTGGTAATCTTATTATAATATACATCATCATCGTTATTATCAATATATATATTATTACCAGTTGTAATATTTTCATGTGTTATTGGATTATGAATAGTTTGCCAATTAGAATTAGCAACATGATAAGCATTACCATAATTTTTAGCACCATTTCTAAGTTCAAATGTTTTATCATATCTATTTTTTATAGGAACCCATTTAAATTTGTTTTCATTTGTGACAACATATTTGAATTCAACAATAGAATAATCTTCTATTAATTCATTTTCTGTGGTATATATTTTATATGAATTATTTTTATCAGAATGAGCAATAACATTAGTTATTCCGGCAGTATCATCATATGGGTTAGTTGGTAAAAATTGAACAGGTTTATATTCTATATTGCTATAATCATTATATTTTTTCAAATTATCATTTATAATATCTAAACATGGATTAATATAACCGTGTTTTTTTTCATCAAACCCAACATTTAAAATTAAGCTATAAAAATAAGTATTTTGATCAGCCTTTGTTAAGTCTATTCCTGCATTTATACGATTACCTACGTAAATTGAATTGTCATTATTTTTTTTGAAAATAACCAAAAAATCAATTGTATTATGTTCTACAGGTTTCCATTTAAACGATTCATTCCATGTTGTTTTATAATTAGGTGCAGTTTTACCAATTGTATTTGATGCAACACTCTTATCAATTGGTGTAAATATTAATCCATCTGTATTATAATCATACAGCTTTTTTTCAATATTATTTAAAATATTAAGACAACCATTAAAAATATTATTACTACCAAAAAACCTTTTTACAATTAAATTTAAAGAACCTTTTTGATTTTTATCAACATATGATATCATTTTTAAATTACTAATAACATTCGATAAAATTAACAATCTAAATTGTAATTTTGATGAATCTATTTCTTGTGTTGAATTATTTAACAGCGGCAAATGCGTTATATTTTTTGAATTTATAAAATATATATCAAATGAAGCAAACGTATTCACATATTTGTTATTTTTGTTATGTAAAATATGTTCTCCGTCTATAATAGTATTAAATAAATCTTTATTTTCAGTAATACATCCTGTAAATTCAATATCCATAGTCATAGGAATTAAATAAATATATCCTGTATTATTAATAAATAATAATTTTCTTAAACCGTCTGCTTTATCTGTTACAATATAATTTTTTCTAATATTTGCAACATTAAGATTATTATCTTGAATTATATTTATTTTTTGTAATGTATTTGATGATGGACCAATAAAATCTTTAAATGATATATCTCTTTTGTAATTGTTATCATTTTTTATTAATTTTAAATATTCTGATTTGATTGATGATTTTTGCGAATTACTAATTGGATAATGAGAATTTTGAATTCCTATTAATATATATTTTATTACTTTTTGTAAATTATTAAATAAACTTTTCTCATCTATTGTTGTATCTATTTTATTATTATCTAATTCTAATTCTATTTCATATGTTTCGTTTGAATTAAATACTTTTGAATCTATAATATTTTCATATGTTGAAAATTTACCACCATTATTTTTAGACATTTTTACTATGGAACAATGAATTTTGAAAGGGAACAAATCATGTACAAATTCAAATCTTTTAATATATCTAAAAATTTTATTAAATGTGCTCCATTTTTTTAACATATCATCTATCAATTTATTAGATTTGTTCAATGATTCTTCTAATTGATAACTTACCCTAAAATCTAAATCATCAAAATCAATATGTTTTACTTGTTTATCATTTATTTTATAATAATTTTTATTAACAAACTCTACATATGCTGTATCTATGTTATCTAAACTATTACTATTACAATATTTTTGTATATTATTTATATTATTTATAATTACCCTTATATTGTTTGAATCATCATCATTCATTATTTTTAAACTGTAATCTTCTTTGGTTTTTTTAAATCCAAAATTTAATAATATTTTAATTATATTTTCAAATTTAATATTCGATATTTTTGTTTTAGATTTTGTCATAAATCTCACTTCTAATTCCGGATTGAAATTACTTTCATATTTATTGTAACTACTTAAATAAATTTTTAATAATTTAATTAAATCATCAGTTTTATTAGGTTCATCTTTTTTTTTATATGAACTCATCAAATATATATTATTAACTATTTTATTTTATATATTATTTATTATAATATTTCTTTTTCAATTTACATTTTTAATAAAATTTTTATTATAAATATTTTATTAAAAAAATTTATTCATATATTATCCATATTATTTTATTGTTAAATTATTATTTTATTGTTAAATTATTAATTTATTAATTATATCTTGATATAATTCTTTTTTGTTTCTTAATTTTGTTCCAGAATCATACAAGTTTATACATAATTTTTCTGCTATCCTTTGTAATTCATCTGATTTATAATAGCTTAAACTATTTATTGGTTTATTTATATTTTCTATATAATAATAATTATTTATAATATTATCGTAAAATTCTTTATCTAATGTTTTATCTTCTATATTCTTTTTTTTATCAATAAAAGCTATATTTGTTACAGTTTCTTCTTCGTCAAAATATAATTTATTATATGTATTATTTTCATAATAAACCAATAAATTTATTTTATTTATTATACATAAGGCATACAATCCTTTTAATGATATAAAATTCTTATTTGCAAATTCATCTTCTAGTTCTGATAATTTTAATTTATGTGATTTTAATTTGTTTTTATTTTCTCGTACAATTGTAACAAAATTTATTTTATATTCTTTTTCGATACTAAACATCTTATTATTATCTTCTTCATCTATATCGTTTTTTATATTGTAAAAATACCAAAAATATTTATCTATTTTTTTATTATATGCTTTCAGTTCTTTATTTATCTTTCCATTATATTTGTTATTGTATTTGCTAAAATACTCATTATTATTTTTTTTTATTTCTTTTATTTCTTTTATTTCTTTTATTTCTTTTATTTCTTTTATTTCTTCTATTTCTTCTAAAAATGTTTTTAACATATATTTTTCTATATTTTTTAACTCTATGTTCTCTTCATACTCTATCATATAATTGATATTTTTTTGATTTATATATATAAATCAATTATTCTTTAATTGATTTAAAATATTTATTTTCAATATTTTGTTTTCTATTTTCTTGAATATTTATCATTTTTGTTTGATTTTTTACAAATTCTATATAATTTTTTAACTTTATTATCATATAATCTGGTATTACTGATAAATTCACAAAAATTCCATTATTATTTTCATTCAAGTATACATTATTATCATTTAATATTGTTGCTATTTCTATATGATGTTCTTTTGGTAATTCTTGTATATCATTTTTTAAATTTAATAATTCATTTATATTTATTTTTGATTTTACTTTTTCATCTTTTAATTCATTTTCATCTTTTAATTCATTTTCATGTTTCAATTCATGGTTCAATTCATGTTTCAATTCATGGTTCAATTCATGTTTCAATTCATTTTCATCTTTTAATTCATTTTCATATTTTAATTCATTTACATGTTTTAATTCATTTACATGTTTTAATTCATTTTCATCTTTTAATTCATTTACATGTTTTAATTCATTTTCATCTTTTAATTCATTTTCAATCATCATAATTATATTATTAATATTTTAATTTTAAATTAAATACATAATATATATATACAAAAACAATGGAAAGTTTTTTTGAATTATATTTTCTCGATCATGATTATATTATCGATAATAACTATGTTATTATCGACAGTAATGAATTGCAATATATATACAATAATATTAATGCCAATTTATTATGTTTATTATTTAGTATATCTTTCGTTTCATCTTGTTTATGTTTCATGAAAAATCCACAAAATGTAAAAAAAAATTATTTTATTCTTCCATCTTATGATATATATGATAACGAATCTTAAATAATTTTATAAATTAATTCCTTATACTTGTCGTACAAATAATAAAGTTATAATTGTATTAAATGGGTTGTTATGAGCAAATAATATGGTACAAATACGTAATTTATACTATATTATAAATTACCCATTATTTATAAATTTATTATTAAAAAGTTGTTTCATATACAAAATTTAGCATAAAAATAAATATTCTCTATATATTTTTTTAAAATAGTTATATCTGCTGTCTTGTCAATTTTCTAGATTTTTTCAATTTTCCAGATTTTTCCGATTTTTCTGATTTTTTCGATTTTTTCGATTTTTCCGATTTTTTCGATTTTTCTGATTTTTTCGATTTTTCAGATTTTTTCATCGGCTGTTTTCTTTTGAGACTACTTTTGCCCACCGACCTTAACCTTAACAATCGCTTTGGCTTTGGCTCTGGACCAGGCGCCAGCTCTGACTCAGCAACCGTTGTCCTCCTTCCCCATCTAATCGCCGTCTCTCCCTCCTCCTCCTCGCCCTCGCCGTGCGCTCCCCTCCCTCCCTCAGCGTCCCTCGCCCTTCGTGAGCTCCAACTCAGCCGGTGGCGGTGGTCAAACGGGACCGGCGGTGGGACGGGGGCGGGGTCGGGGGCAGGAGC